AACCTGAAATTACAGAAGAGCAAAGGGTGCGCATTGAAATGCGTAAACGTCTTTTGTTTACTGTTTGTGAAACAAAAGAAGAGCTTCAACAATTCATTAAGACTTTCCTTAAGTTAGACTTGCCAGAGTGTACAGTAGACGAAATGTCTACTTCTAATCCCATGGAAGCTGTCTGGCAAATTTACCTCACAATGAAGACCAACAAGGGTGCCCACCGTGTAGTCGTGGCTGCCTCTCGTAACTCGATGAAGACGGTTATGTCGGCAGTTATTCATTGGTTGGCAATGATTCACTTCAGAAGGTCATGTCTACAGATTGCCGCCATTAAAGACCAATCCTACAAAGCAATCAAGTACCTCAAGAAGTTCCTTCGTATTCCAGAGCTTCAAGAACACTTTGAAACAAACCGAGCGGGAGAGCTACGACTCTTTAATTTGCCTCCAAATTCGTATACAGCCAAAGACGACGCTGACGTGTTTGTCACGGCAGCTACGCTAGAAGGTGCCAACTCATCTCGTGCCTCTATTATCATCCGAGACGAATGTGACTTGACCCCTAGAGAAATTCTCTCTGAGGTTGCCATGGTTGCCGACCCCACGCAAGACGAGCATGGCTTTGAGCCAATTACTATCTCGTTGTCTTCTCGCAAGACTTCTCAAGGGCCACTCCAAGAACTAATGGAAGAGGCCGAAAAGGGCGACGACCTAGATATTAGGCTAGACAAGTGGTCGGCTGTAGACTTTATGAGAAAGTGCCTTCCAGAAACTCACGGAGAGAAGAGACTCAAGGCGTATCTTCATACTGAAAATCTTAAAGTCAGATGGGATGAAGAGTTATTCCAAGAAGAGCCAGAAGCAATCAAAGTTAAGTATAAAGAAATACTGGCTTACGAAGGATGTATGACATGCCCTGCGTTTATTGCTTGTCAGGCTCGCGCCCCCAAACAAACAGGCAAGTCTAAAACACTCAGAACTATTGCCTTCATTGGTAACTTCATCAAAGAAACTAAAGAAGCTAATAAGATTATTGCCCAGATTCTGAATTGGCGTCCAGAAACAGGGGGACTAGTCTTCCCTACATTTAACAGAATGAATCACGTACGCAGTCCTGCAGAGACTTGGCTTTGGATGACTGGCCAGCAATGGAAGGCCAATAGGAAATGCACTAAACAAGACATCTATGCTTGGGCAGTAACTAATAAATGGGAAGTAAGTTTCGGAGTAGACTGGGGAGTCAGAGATGCCGCCGTGGTGGGAGTTACCCTATACTCTCAGTCACAAGGAAGAGCGATAGTCTTACATGTTAGAACGGCCACGGGCTACCCTAACTCTCAGTGGGCGCAGACTATTAGAGAAAAAGAATGTTTGATGTTTCCTCCAGACATTATCTGCCCCGACATGGCAGACGCGGGCTCTACTCATTACTTTCAGCCATACGGGTTCCCAGTTAAAAACAAGAAGCCAACTAACATCGAAACAGGCGTGGTACAAATTCAGTCTCTTTTGTGGAACGTAGAGAGGCAAGAAGCTGATATGATTTTTTGTAAAGAAGAGAGCGACAGCGGGATGGAATATGCTATTGAGTCTATGACGAACTGGATGCACAAGAAAGACCCTCGCGGGGAATTTGATACGAGTCGATTTGAAGATGATGATAATACTCACTTTTGTGATAACCTACGGTATTCGTTGGACAAATACCGCACCGCAGTCGAAATTAAGATTAGCAGTGCTTCTAAACACATCGGCGCTGCCGCTCCCATGAGTCGCGAACAGCAGTATCAAAAAGAGCTAGAGTCAGCTATGTATGATACCTATAAAGATATGGGCGTACCCATCATGCCATCTCAACTAGCTGATATGACTATGGACGCTTATAAAAGAGCGGGCATGGGACATTTGATTGAGGGTGATTCTAAAGGTTCTGCCCCAGAACCAAAGAAAAAACTTATTAAGTTTAGTATCTGATGTTAAAATAATCTCACTAAATGGCATTTAAAGTCTGCGTTTTATTTGTGGACTATATAAACAAAAAGGTGAGAAAAAATGGCACTAAAGGACAAAACCAAACTACATATCAGGTACAGCCTAGCTAATCAGGACGCGGCTGAAGACTTAATTAATAGCGTCGAGCAAAGATCGGATGCCGATATCGCAGCCGATGCAGAGCTGTTTGCTGCCATTCAGAATGAACAAGCGGCTAGAATTGCTTCGGATTCTACAATTCATAATAAAATCAACGCCGAAGCGGCTGCACGCAATAACTCTCTAGCTTCCGAGTCCGAAGCTCGCCGCGTTGCCGACGAAGAGTTAGAAGAGCGCTTGGATGTGGTACAGGGCTCGGATGCAGTTTCGGGCTCTATAGCAAATTCTCTAAAAAATGCAAAAATTTATACGGACAGTTCTGTTAGCGCGGAAAGCGCAAGGGCAATTAACGCCGAAGCGTCTTTAAGTGCAAAAATTAACAATATGGCGTCAAATGTAGATCCTGCCGCCCTAGACTCTTTGTCTGAGATTGTAAGCGCATTTCAAGACGCTGACTTAAACCTAAACGGCACTATTACTACCTTGGCTAACAATGGTACCGCTAATTTAAATGCAGAAAAAACTGTTCGCATGGCAGCCGATGCTTTGTTGAGCGGTCGTTTGGATGTTTTAGAAGGCTCTGATACTATTACGGGTTCTGTCGCCAAAGCCCTTAAAGACGCCAAGGATTACACGGACTCAGAAAAGGCAGAAAGAATCGCTGCAGATTCTGCTGAAAAAAATAGTCGTGTAGCTGCAGTCGACGCCGAAGCAGCAGCAAGAGAGCTTGCTGATAATATTGAAAAAACAGAAAGAATTGCAGCGGATTTGGCTGAAAAAAACTCTCGCGTTGCAGCTGTCAGCACAGAAGCGCAGTCCCGCAGAGATGCAGATGGTCTGCTGCAAGCCTCGATAGTTAATACCGAATTGTCTCTTACGGAATCATTAAATAATCAAAAAAATACACTTGAAGCACTAATTAATAGTGAGGTTGCGGCTCGCACGCAGGCAGATGCGAATATTTCGTCTTCTCTTTCTATCGAAGTAAATCGTGCTCAGGCTGTCGAATCTAGCTTATCAAATGCTATTTTTGCAGAGGTTGCGCGTGCCCAAACCGTTGAGGCTGCACTTCAATCTTCTTTGGATACGGAGATTTCAGTAAGACAAGCCAACGATATGGACATGTCTGCTCTTCTCAGTGCAGAGCAAACTGCTCGCCAAAATGCAGATGCAATCTTGCAAGCCAATGTTTTGTCTGAGCAGGCGGCTAGGGTAGCGGCTGATAATCAATTGCAAAACGCAATTAATGTTGAATCAACGGCTCGCAAAGCCGAAATTGCTGAAGAGATGTTAGCAAGGGTTATCAATCAAACGAACCTTCAAAACATGATTGCGCTCGAAGGCACCCAGAGAGCGGAAGCTGATTCGGCAATTCAAAATAGCCTTGCTTTGGAGTCGGCTTCTCGACAAAACTCTGAAAATGCTATACAAACTAACCTGAATGCTGAAATTGTTTTAAGGCAAAACGCCCTGGCAACCGAAGCCGCTGCTCGTCAAAGTGCGGACTTGGTTTTGCAAGGAAATATCAATGCTGAAAAAACAGCACGCGAAAATGCTGATAATTCTTTACAAGTAGCTATTAATAATGAAGTTTTAGCTAGACAATCTGCTGTTTCGGCAGAAGCCGCCGCTCGTCAGGCCGCCGATGCTGCCCTTCAGTCAAGTATTAATAATGTTTTGTCTAACTTAGACACAGGCGCTCTCGATTCGTTATCAGAAATAGTTGCGGCATTTCAAGATGCTGACTCTAATCTTCAAGGTGCGATTTCTAGTCTCGCTGTTAATAGTTCATCCAAAGTAGACGACGAGACAACTGCAAGAATTTTTGCAGACAGCTCTCTTGCGGCGGCTATTGAACTAGAAGCCCAAGAAAGAGACGAGGCGTATCAGTCACTTCAAAGTCAGATGGACAGCGAAATTTCAACTCGTCAAGATGAGGTCGATGCAGAAATTACCGCTCGTCAAAACGCAGACTTATCTCTAGAGGCGACTATTACTGCAGAGCAGTCTAGCCGAGTTTCTGGAGATGGCTTTTTGCAAATGCAAGTAGATGAGCTTGAGAACTATTTTAAGACACAACAACAGGCATCCAACGTATCGTCCGCAAATGCTCTTAGTACGGAAGTATCTTTGCGCCAAAGCGGCGACGAGGCTCTTCAGGCAGCGATTAGCTCTGAAGTTGCTCGTGCTCTTGCTGCAGAATCTGCACTCGCAGTAAGAATTGACAATGTTCTTTCAAATATTGATCCAGACGCTCTCGATTCATTGGCAGAGGCTGTAACTGCGTTTCAGGCTGCTGATTCCGAAATTCAGGACGCTATTTTTAATCTTGCCTCATCGAGCGCAGCTGATCTAAGTGACGAACAATTTGCTCGCGCTGCCGGCGATGCTGCTTTGGAAGCAAGCTTGTCTGCTGAGGTTGCAACTCGCGAATTGGAAGACGCTAGCATTCGGTTAGCCTTAAGTGCTGAAAATGCCGCCAGAGAAGCGTCTGATTTTGCCGAAATGTCTAATCGTATTTCTGCAGACAACTCAGAAACTGCGGCTCGTATAGCGGCTGATAGTGATTTGTCAAATCGTATTGACGTTTTAGAAGGTTCAGACACTGTTGTCGGTTCGGTTGCAAAAGCTTTTAAAGACGCCAAGCTGTATGCAGATGCGGAAGTGTCTGCCGAGCAGCAAAGAGCAATAGCTGCGGAATCTGCACTTGCTGCAAGGGTCGACGCGGTTCTTACAAATATTGACCCAGATGCTCTTGATTCCCTGTCTGAAATTGTAACCGCATTTCAGGCAGCCGATGCCAACATTCAGGGAACAATTTCAGAGCTTGCTAATAATAGTTCAAACAATATTCAATCAGAAGCGTTGGCTCGCGAAGCGGCTGACTTTGCTGAAGAGTCTGCACGTATTGCTGGCGACCTAGAAGAAAAAACAGCTCGCATGGCTGCTGTATCTGCCGAAGAAGCTGCACGAGGGGCTGCTGATTTGGCAGAACAATCCGCTCGTATTGTGGGAGATGAGGCGGAAGCTTCTGCTCGCCTTGCTGCCGACGATGCAATCATGGTGGCTCTTGATGCAGAAGTATCCGCTCGTATGGCCGCAGACGCATCTCTTCAGTCTGCATTAGATGCAGAATCTGCCGCTCGTATTGCTGCAGACCTAATTGAGAAGACAGCGCGTATTGCTGCTGACGAAACGCTCAGAATGTTTATTGATGAGATTGAACTTTCCCTTAAAACACAACAACAGGCTGCCAGCACAGACCTTTCTGGCTCGTTGGTGGCTGAAGCTGCTTCTCGCCAAGCTGCTGACCTAGCTGAGCAGTCTGCCCGTATTGCCGCTGATGCTGCTCTTCAGGCTGCGCTTGACGCAGAAGTTACTGCTCGTATGGCTGCTGTATCTGCAGAAGAATCTGCACGTATTGCTGCTGATTTGGCAGAAAAAACTCGCGCAATGGCTGCGGAATCTGCTCTTGGCGTAAGAATTGACAACGTGTTGTCAAACATCGACCCAGAAGCTTTAGATTCATTAACAGAAGTTGTAGCTGCATTCCAGTCTGCCGATGGAAGCATTAATAGCGCAATCAGCACTCTCGCAAGCAATAGTACAGCCAACCTCAATGCAGAGATTACCTCTCGTATGGCTGCAGTATCTGCTGAAGAAGCTGCTCGCATGGCTGCCGACTCCGCAGAAGCCGCTTCTCGCCAAGCTGCGGATTTAGTTGAGCAGTCTGCTCGTATGGCTGCTGATGCGGCTCTACAGGCTGGATTGGATGCAGAAGTATCTGCCCGTATGGCAGACGTAGACGCAGAAGAAGCTGCACGTATTGCTGGCGACAGCGCCCTATCTGAAGCCCTCAGTGCAGAAGCCGCTTCTCGTCAAGCTGCTGACCAATCTGAAATGGCCGCTCGTCAAGCTGGTGACGCTGCTCTTCAATCTGCATTAGATGCAGAAGCTGCTTCTCGCCAAGCTGCTGTATCTGCTGAGGCTGCCGCTCGTGAAGCTGCTGACCTTGTAGAAAAAACTGCTCGCATGGCTGCTGACTCTGCAGAGGCTGCTTCCCGTCAAGCTGCTTTGTCTGCTGAAGAAGCTGCTCGTATTGCCGCTGACTTAGAAGAAAAAACAGCTCGCATGGCTGCCGTATCTGCTGAAGTTGCCGCTCGCGAAGCTGCAGTATCCGCAGAAGCTGCTTCTCGTCAAGCTGCTGACCTAGCTGAGCAGTCTGCTCGTATGGCTGCTGATGCAGCAGAACAAGCTGCCCGTGAAGCTGCTGTATCTGCAGAAGAGGCCGCACGAGTTGCTGGTGACGTTGCAGAAGCTGCTTCTCGTCAAGCTGCTGACCTAGCTGAGCAGTCTGCTCGTATTGCTGCTGACTCAGCAGAACAAGCTGCCCGTGAAGCTGCTGACCTTGTAGAAAAAACTGCTCGCATGGCTGCAGACCTGGCTGAACAGTCTGCACGTATTGCTGCTGATAATGCTTTGCAGGCAGCCGTTGCTTCTCTCGAAGGACAGGTAGGAACCAACCTTCAGTCGGCAATCTCCGACCTACAAAATGCAGACCTAGCTGAGCAGTCTGCTCGTATTGCTGCTGATGCTGCTCTTCAGGCTGCACTTAGTGCAGAAGCATCTAGCCGCCAAGCTGCTGACTCTGCAGAGGCTGCCGCTCGTCAAGCTGGTGACGCTGCTCTTCAGTCTGCATTAGATGCAGAATCTGCTGCTCGTGTTGCCGCTGACTTAGAAGAAAAATCTGCTCGTATGGCTGCTGATGCAGCTCTACAGGCTGCCCTTGACGCTGAAGCCGCTGCTCGCCAAGCTGCTGATTTGGTTGAAAAAACTGAGCGTATGGCTGCTGATGCAGCTCTACAGTCCTCCCTCAGCGCTGAGGCTGCTTCTCGTCAAGCTGCTGACCTAGCTGAGCAGTCTGCTCGTATTGCTAGTGACGATGCTCTCGACGCTCGTCTAGACGTTCTTGAGGGTGACGATTCAACTGTTGGCTCCGTTGCTAAGGCTCTTAAAGATGCTAAGGCTTATGCTGACTCCGAAGTTGAAGCAGAAATGTCACGTGCACTTGCAGCAGAATCTGCTCTTGGCGTAAGAATTGATAACGTACTTTCTAATATTGACCCAACCGCTCTCGACTCACTAACGGAAGTTGTAGCTGCATTCCAGGCTGCCGACGGAAGCCTTAATAGCGCGATTAGCTTGTTGGCTGGCAATAGCTCAACTAATCTAGATGGCGAAATTTCTGCACGTATTGCCGGAGATGAGGCTCTTGACGCTCGTCTTGATATCCTTGAGGGCGCTGATACGGTTGTAGGCTCAGTTGCTAAGGCTCTTAAAGACGCTAAAGACTATACTGACACCGAAGTTACAGACGAAGAAAATGCACGTATTGCTGCTGACCTAGCTGAGCAATCTGCCCGTATTGCTAGTGACGATGCTCTTCAGACCGCCGTTGACGCTGAAGAGTCTGCACGTATTGCTGGCGACCTAACTGAAAAATCTCGCGCAATGGCTGCCGAAGCTACCCTTCAGGTTGCTCTTAATGAAGAGGCTTCTGTTCGCCAAACTGCAGACAATGCACTTGGTAGCGCTCTTGATGTTGAGAAAACTGCTCGTATTGCCGCTGATAACGTACTTCAGGGCAATATTGACACTGAGCAGAATGCGCGTATTGCTGCTGACGCTGCAGAACAATCTGCACGTATTGCTGCCGACTCCGCAGAAGCCGCTTCTCGCCAAGCTGCGGATTTAGTTGAGCAGTCTGCTCGTATGGCTGCTGATGGTGCCCTTGATGCTCGTGTTCTTCCTATTGAAAAGCGGTATCAAGTAAATCATTTTGCTATTTATGAAAACAATGCTCAGGCTTACGCTAACGGACAACCTGGGGTCGAGGACCCTTCTGGTCAGCTTCGCGATGGTTGGTACTACACCAATGCTTCTGCAGGTCAAAAAATCAATTGGTACTACTTTGACGGTATCAACAATGCGACAATTGCTCTAAGCAACCTAAACGCTTATGCTGTAATGACCTTTGATGGTCTTGGTTCTATGCCTATTTTGGGCGTCTACACCAAACCAACTGGCTCAGGCGATATTATGCCTGGATTTGCTCGCTCTAAAGTTGCTTACTCTGGCTCTTCAGCTGGGCTTGCAATTGGCAAGAAATACTTAGTTTATTTTGGAGAAAACCCAACTGTTCATCCAGAGCTCCCTAGAGTTGAACTAGTTAAGTCAGCTAGCTCTTCAGGCGGCCCACAAGTAGCATCTGAAGAAGTATTGACTGTTTCTTTTGGTTCTAACTCAGGAGCCTCAGTTGGTTCAGTTAAGTTTATGACTGAGTCGCTAGGTATTTGGTCTGCAAGCTATAAACATGAAATTGACCTTAGAATTAGCCATGCAAGCCAACTAGCTCTTAATAATGAGATTACAGCTCGTATTGCCGCTGATGCTGCCGAAGCTGCTTTTCGTCAAGCTGCTGTATCTGCTGAGGAATCTGCACGTGTGGCGGCTGATAGTGCAATTACAGCCGCACTCGATGCTGAAATTACCAGCAGAACCGCTGGGGATGCACAGTCTGTACAAACAGCTAAGAGCTACACAGACGCTCAGATTGCAGCACTTAATTACGTTTCGTCAGTAAATGGTCTGGTCGGAGCGGTTAGCTTAGGTTCTGACCAAATTTCTGAAGGTTCGCAAAATCTTTACTTTACTGAAACGCGAGCAAAAAGCGCCGCAGTTATTAATAATATGTCTGGCTTGCAATCAGATGTGGCTCCGTCTGTGTCTGCCGTTAAAGATTACGCTGCGCAATATATGAAAAAAGGCTCTGCAATTTGGTGCCTAGCCGGAGGCGAATACCCAACCTTGCAAGCAGCTATTGACGCGGCATCTCCAGGGCAAGTTATCTTACTCGGCGAAGGCGTTTGGGGAGATGCAACGCTCAAGGGGCGCGTTGATATTATTGGATTGGGTGCGCCAAGAAACATCGGTATTGTTGTTGGCAAGCTTAGCTTTGCTCCAACGAGTGGTTCAGCTGTAGACAACCAAGTGTTTATTTCAAATATACTCATTAGTGCCAGTTCTGCAGCCAGCGGCATTTCACTTGGCGGCACAGCTCCAGTACGCCTTAATCTAAGTGGTTGCTATGTGTACAGAGGATCTGGAACATCGAGCTTGGTAAGTCTAACAAATACAGACACATCTGCTACAAGTGTCAGAATGGACGGATGTATTATTAATTCTGGTGGTGCAAACGGAATGTTGGTCACAACCAGTGTAAGATTTTTAAGAATTACTAATTCTGACCTTTATGGAGCCTCAAAAGCATTGGTTGTAAACGGTGGCCTTGCGCAAGTTGCATTTTCGGGTATTGAAACCAATTCTGCTACTGAAATCATTCAGGTTGCGGCGGGAGCGACATGTGCAATTAGTTCATCCCTTGTTCGTAACCTAACCGCAAACGGAAGCGGAGTTTCTGTTGCTACAAATGGTGCGTTTGTCGCTTCTACTCTTACTATGTTTGATGTGGCAAGTGGCACAGGATACTGCGTAAGAGGTACCGGAACAATGATTTATGATGTTATTTCTTTTAATCATATTAATGGTTTGCAGCCAAGAAATATAAAATTGCAAAATACTCTTGGGATTGTTCAATTGCCTTCTACTCCTACCTTGGTGCCATAATGATTGTTGGCCACTTAAAAGATGAACTTCTGGATCATGTTGAAAAAGATGAATTAACAGAACAAGATCGTAATATGTATAAAGAAACTAGTCAATGTTCACAGGGGCATGAAGGTTCTGTTGTTCTTGTTGAAGAAAAGAAAGACTAGTATATTAAATTTATAATTTTTAAAATTAATCAAAATGAATTCAAATCTCCAGTGTTTGAAACAAAATCATTAAATAAATGTTTAAATTTTATATATACACAAATTTCTGAATATTTATTTTCTATTGAAAAGAATGATGATTTTAAAAATGAGTTAGGTTATTTAACCTAACAATTGTGATATATTTTATGTGTAATACTTACACGTTTAAACGTGAACAGAAAGGTAACAATAATGGCTCTTTCTAGTAAAGCTCGTAAAGTACTTGAAGTAGGTTTGGCAAATAGATCAGTCGCTCGTGAAATTGCAGATGCAATCGACTCGGGCGGAGGCGGAGGCGTTGCTGGTCCACAAGGTCCTGCTGGTGCCGTTGGTCCACAAGGTCCTGCTGGTGCTGCTGGTCCACAAGGTCCTGCTGGTGCTGCTGGTCCACAAGGTCCTGCTGGTGCTGCTGGTGCTGCTGGTCCACAAGGTCCTGCTGGTGCCGCTGGTGGAGCTCCGGTATCTAAATTTATAGAATTATCATCCGGCGCAAGAGTTAGAATCTCTGCTTTTGGATCTCAATCAGATGTAAATAGCGTATCAATGGTTTTATCAGGTGGCAATACGCTTACAATAAGCAACGTTGCAAGTTCTCTTGTGTTGCATGATGTAACTATCTCATACGACGCAGGCATTAATGCATCTGCTAGTTTTAGTTTAGTTTATCCAGAGCCACATGCTCAAACCGACCTTCTTCTTACAAAGTTTCCTATAATGCAGCATTTTAATGCAGTTGGTGTTATACAGCTATCTAATAGCATAGCCGTAGCAAACAATGCTGGTGTTGTTACTGTAAGTAAGAGTAGTTTGGCTTCTGGTTCAGGCGCATTTTTTAAAGTACATTTTTAATTAAGGAAAAAACACAATGTCACAACCTATTTTAAACGCCAAGATAACATTAAATTCAGTTGCTCCTGTCGGTGTTGGTAATATTTCTTGGAATGTTAGTTTTTCTGTTTTAGATTTAGAAGGTGTTTTTAGTGGGTTGGATGTTGCTGTTAATGATATTCTTTTACTAGATACATCAGGCGACACACTTGGAACTGTTACTCAATATAAAATTACTAATATTTCTAGCAAAACTTTTGCACAAGTTTCTTGTACTGTTTCGTTAGATGATGACAACGTATCTGCTCCAGATTTAAATGCAGCATTAGGTTTAGACGGAGCTGTTATTAGACAGACAGCTAACAAACGATTAAACATCGTTCCCGCACCAGGTGTTCAAGGTCTTCCTGATAAATTTGCTATTTATCCACTCAACTCTAATTCAAAATCAAAAATAGATGTATTAGTTGGAGCTCAAGGAGAAGCTGGTCCACAGGGTCCACAAGGCGAAATGGGCCCACAAGGCCCACAGGGTCCACAAGGTCCGCAGGGTGAAATAGGTCTGCAAGGTCCTGCCGGAGTAAATGGCTCCAACGGCCAAGATGGAGCCCAAGGTGAAATGGGCCCACAGGGTCCACAAGGTCCGCAGGGTGAAATAGGTCTGCAAGGTCCTGCCGGAGTAAATGGCTCCAACGGCCAAGATGGAGCCCAAGGTGAAATGGGCCCACAAGGTCCGCAAGGCGTACAAGGCGAAATGGGTCCACAAGGTCCGCAAGGCGTACAAGGTGCTCAGGGTCTTAAGGGCGACAAAGGCGATCAAGGTGAAATTGGTCCACAAGGTCCAGCTGGAGTAGACGGTTTGCCAGGGGCAACTGGTGCAGTTGGTGAAATTGGTCCACAAGGTCCACAAGGCGAAATGGGTCCACAAGGTCCACAAGGCGAAATGGGTCCACAGGGTCCACAGGGTTCGCAAGGTCCGGTTGGGTCTGCTGGAGATAGATACCATACTACATCAGTTTCTGAATTTACAATACAAGCAAGTGGTCAGTTTTCTGTAATGACCGATGATTTAGGTTTAGATTATTCCATAGCTCAAACTGTAATTTTAGCCTATGATCTAAATAATCATCAACATGCAAAAGTAGTTAGTTATAATAAAATAACTGGAGAATTAGTTTTAGAAAGAACAGATTCGTCTGGAAGCGGTACATATTCTAGTTGGAGTATCAACTTAGATGGAGCAGTGGGAATCGAAGGTCCACAGGGTCCAATGGGCCCACAAGGTCTTCAAGGCGTTCCAGGAATCCAAGGTCCACAAGGTATTCAAGGTGCCCAGGGCGCAGCAGGAAGCAATGCTGTAATAACAGGTGCGGCTTCTTCTGTTGTTGATAGTGATTTAGATTCATTAAAGGTTGTTGTTTCTGATATTTCTGGAAAAATAGATTCTTCATTAGTGTCTGTTGATGAATTGAATCATTTATCTGGTGTTGTTTCACCGCTACAAGCTCAATTAAATGCTGAAGCATCTGCTCGCCAAGCAGCAGATTCAGCTCTCCAATCTGACATAGATGCAGAAGAAGCTAGAGCACTAGCGGCCGAAGCAGCCGAAGCATCTGCTCGCCAAGCTGCAGATTCAGCTCTCCAATCTGACATAGATGCAGAAGAAGCTAGAGCACTAGCGGCCGAAGCAGCCGAAGCATCTGCTCGCCAAGCAGCAGATTCAGCTCTCCAATCTGACATAGATGCAGAAGAAATTAGAGCATTAGCAGCCGAAGCAGCAGAAGCATCTGCTCGCCAAGCAGCAGATTCAGCAGAAGCATCTGCTCGCCAAGCAGCAGTTTCTGCTCTTCAGTCTGATATAAATGATGAAGCATCTGCTCGCCAAGCTGCAGATTCAGCAGAAGCATCTGCTCGCCAAGCAGCAGATTCAGCTCTCCAATCTGATATAGATGCAGAAGAAGCTAGAGCACTAGCGGCCGAAGCAGCCGAAGCATCTGCACGTCAAGCAGCAGATTCAGCTCTCCAATCTGATATAGATGCAGAAGAAGCTAGAGCACTAGCAGCCGAAGCAGCTCTTCAATCTGATATAGATGCAGAAGAAATTAGAGCATTAGCAGCCGAAGCAGCCGAAGCATCTGCTCGCCAAGCTGCAGATTCAGCTCTCCAATCTGACATAGATGCAGAAGAAGCTAGAGCACTAGCAGCTGAAGCAGCAGAAGCATCAGCTCGTCAAGCAGCAGATTCAGCCGAAGCATCTGCTCGCCAAGCAGCAGATTCAGCTCTCCAATCTGATATAGATGCAGAAGAAGCTAGAGCACTAGCAGCCGAAGCAGCAGAAGCATCTGCTCGCCAAGCAGCTGATGCAGCAGAAGCATCAGCTCGTCAAGCTGCAGATTCAGCAGAAGCATCTGCACGTCAAGCAGCAGATTCAGCTCTCCAATCTGACATAGATGCAGAAGAAATTAGAGCATTAGCAGCCGAAGCAGCTCTTCAGTCTGACATAGATGCAGAAATTTTAGCTCGTCAAGCAGCTATATCTCAAGAGGTGTTAGATAGAAATGCAGCAATACAAACTGCAGTGACTGAATCGATAATTCCAAGAACTGATGTTACTTATGACTTAGGTAGTCCTACTAAAAGATTTAAGGATCTTTATTTAAGTGGAAATAGTATTATCTTAGGCGATACAATAATTTCCTCAGACGCTGGTGCATTGGATCTTTCTGCGGGTGCAAAAGTTGGCGGTGTTTTAATAGCATCAACAGATTTTGTAAATGGTGCAATAACTAACTTAGTTGGCGGTGCTCCTGAGTTATTGAACACATTAAATGAACTTGCTGCTGCAATTAACGATGATGAGAGTTTTGCGACAACCGTTGCAAATAGTATAGCATCTGTTCAATCGGGGTTAGATGCAGAAGAAGCTAGAGCACTAGCAGCTGAAGCAGCAGAAGCATCTGCACGTCAAGCAGCAGATACTACTTTGCAAAATGATATAAATGATGAAGTATCTGCTCGCCAAGCAGCAGATTCAGCAGAAGCATCTGCTCGCCAAGCAGCAGATACTACTTTGCAAAATGATATAAATGATGAAGTATCTGCTCGTCAAGCGGCAGATACTACTTTGCAAAATGATATAGATGCAGAAGTATCTGCTCGTCAAGCGGCAGATACTACTTTGCAAAACAATATCAACAACAAACAAGACACTGTTACAGGTGCTGCAACTTCAGTTGTTTCTTCTGATTTGACAGCTTCTAGAGCAATGGTTTCAGATGCATCTGGTAAAATAGCTGCTTCTTCAGTAACTTCTACTGAACTTGGGCATTTATCTGGTGTTACTTCTGGAATACAGTCACAGTTAAATGGTAAACAAGCTACTATTACGGGTGCTGCAACTTCAGTTGTTTCTTCTGATTTGACAGCTTCTAGAGCAATGGTTTCAGATGCATCTGGTAAAATAGCTGCTTCTTCAGTAACTTCTACTGAACTTGGGCATTTATCTGGTGTAACTTCTGGAATACAGTCACAGTTTAGTTCAGTAAACACATCACTAGGTGGTAAACAAGCTACTATTACGGGTGCTGCAACTTCAGTTGTTTCTTCTGATTTGACAGCTTCTAGAGCAATGGTTTCAGATGCGCTTGGTAAAATAGCTGCTTCTTCAGTAACTTCTACTGAACTTAGTTATGTTTCTGGTGTAACTTCTGGAATACAGTCACAGTTAAATGGTAAAGAACCAGCAATTACTGGTGCTGCAACCTCGATTGTTTCTAGTGACTTGTTAGCTTCTAGAGTGGTTGTTTCAAGTGCCTCTGGCAAGATAACTACTGCTACCTGTACAGCTACTGAACTTAACTATGTTTCTGGTGTTACTTCTGGAATACAGTCGCAGTTTGGTTCAGTAAACACATCACTAGGTGGTAAACAAGCTACTATTACGGGTGCTGCAACTTCAGTTACAAATAGCGATTTAGTAGCCTCTAGAGCAGTGGTTTCAGATGCATCTGGTAAAATAGCTGTTTCTTCAGTAACTTCTACTGAACTTGGCTATGTTTCTGGTGTAACTTCTGGAATACAATCACAGTTAAATGGTAAACAAGCTACTATTACGGGTGCTGCAACTTCAGTTGCTTCTTCTAATTTGACAGCTTCTAGAGCAATGGTTTCAGATTCATCTGGTAAAATAGCTGCTTCTTCAGTAACTTCTACTGAACTTGGGCATTTATCTGGTGTAACTTCGGCTATTCAAACTCAATTAGATGCAAAAGCTAGCAAAGATGCAAATGGATCACTGCAGGCAACTGGTTTTATATATGGAGCAAACTCTATAAATGTTAAAACCGGAGCATATACACTAACTTCTGCTGATAATGGAAAAACAATTGTTGTTAATAGTGCATCTGCAGTAAATATTACAGTTCCTTCTGGTCTTCCTGCATTTTTCAACTGTATGGTTATTCAAGTAGGAGCAGGTCAAGTTACTATGGTTGCAAGCAGTACAACATTAAATTCAGCAAATGGTCTTAAGACATCTGCTCAATTTGCAGCGTTGTCATTACTTGCATATGATACTAATATTTTCTGTGTATCTGGCTCTACTTCTGTTTAATTTTAATTTAATAACTATTAACGAGGAGAACATAGTATGTTCACCGTACCAAGTATGCGCGGTTTTTCTAGCAAACCTGGCTTTATTTTACAGACAATACCAAATATCTCATTTAATGGAACAGTAAACGATGCAGTTGAAAGTGCTGATTCTATTTATATAGGCGGTAATTTCACAGCTGCTTCTAATAATGTAACAAAAGCAGCTGTTGTGTTTGATAAGTCAACAGCTACTTCTTTATATAGTACAAAATTCAACTCAAGTGTTATTACTTTTACTGTCGATACTAGTTTTACATATTATGTAGGTTATTTTACAGAATATAATGGGACAACAGTTAATAAAATAGTTAGAATTAGCAACACAACTGGAGTTATTGATACTAGTTTTAATTATTTCCCAGCATCTAACTCCTGGGGGGCCTCAAATTTCGACACCCCTCAATGTGTAGCAATAGATGGAGACAATTTGTATATTGGTGGCTCTTTCTCCTCTTTTAAAAGCAATCCTAGTAATAAATATTTAATAAAAATGAGTAAATCAACCGGGGTTGTTGATAATAGTTTTTTACCAAATCTTAATGGTTCTGTTTCTAAAATTGTTGTAGATGGTACTGATTTATATATTTCAGGTAATTTTACGACTGTAAATGGAACAACTAGACAATATTTAGCTAAAATAGACAAAGCAACTGGAGCTCTGAATACGACATTTGACACAAGTAACGCTGGTGGATCTGAACCATATAGTTTTTCAGTAGATTCTACAAGTATATACATATGGGGTGGTTTTACTAGTTATAAAGGTCTAACTAGACAAAATTTAGTAAAAATAGATAAAAATACCGCCGCTGTAGATACTGCATTCGATACTTCTAGTGGTTTTGGTTCTATCGTTCGTGCTGTTGCAATTGATGGAAATGATATGTATGTTGGTGGTAATTTTACTAACTATAAAGGAAATACTAGATATTATTTTGCTAAAATTAATAAAGATACAGCTGCAGAAGTAGATGCATCTGGTACCGGATGGAGTACTACTAATTATATTTTTGGTAATACTGTTTGGGATATAGTTGTAGATGGCACCAGTTTATATGTAGGTGGTGATTTTACCCATTATAAAGGACGCAATAACGTAGGAAGAATAATAAAAATAGATAAAATAACTGGAAATGAAATCGATGCTGCCGGAACAAATTGGTCAGCACCCACCCTATCAGATTCATACATATCACAAATATTTATTCAATCTAGTAGAATTTTTGCAATAGGTGCAAGTATAACTATTGCAGGTGGATTTCCTGTAAATAGATTAGTTAAAGTAAATAAGTCAACAAATTTAATAGACACTGCATTTAATTCTAATTTAGGAAGTGGGTTTAATGGAGAGGTTTTTTGTTTATGCTTAGATTCCAGTGATTTATATGTTGGTGGTTCTTTTGATTCTTATAAAGGAAACACTAGACAACGTATTGTTAAAATAGATAAAACAACAGCAGCAGAAGTAGATGCAAATGGTACTGGTTTTGCAATAACCACTGGTTTTACAGGAAATGGAACTGTAAATACTTTTCTTATTGACGGAACTAGTTTATATGTAGGTGGTGATTTTAGTGGCTATAAAGGAGCATCTAATAATATGTCTTCTTTAGTAAGATTAGACAAGACTTCTGGAAATCCTATTGCTGGCTTTTCTACCCATAACGTTGTTAGAAAATTTGTAAATGAACTTAGCTATGGAAATGGTCAAGTTTTAACACTCGCATTAGATGGAAATAATCTTTACGTAGGTGGTAGATTTGTTACATTTAACAACAAATGTAGATATAATATATTAAAATTAGATAAAACGACTGGCAATGAAGTCGACGCAAACGGGTCGGGTTTTAGTAAACCAAATGCTGGCTTTGACGGTTATATTAATAAAATTGTATTAAATGGAAATGATTTGTATATAGGTGGAGCATTTAAAGGACAAAAATTAAATTCACTATGTTCAGGTACTAGTTTAATTTCTAAAACAACTGGTGGAATAAATTCTTCGATAACAGTTGGATATGACGCAACAATGGGTCGAAGTGTCAGATGCGCCGTAGTAAGCGGAGATTATGCATATCTAGGCGGTGAATTTATCAGTTGGAATGGTGAAGATGCTTATGGTATTGTAAAAATATACATACCAACTGGAGAAAGAGTTGCTGCTTTTGATACGACAACTGGAGTTGATATATTACCAGGAAGTACTGGTAACAGTGGATCTGTAGAGTGTATTGTTTTAGATGGTAGTAATTTATATATAGGTGGAACCTTTACCTCCTATAAGGGAACATCTGCACGAGCTATTGCAAAAATCGACGCAACAACAGGCGCATTGATTACTGCTTTTGATACGACAACAGGTTTTCTCAATCAAAATTCCTGGAACCCCACGGAAACTAATCCTGGTATTGTTTCTACGCTTGCTTTATCTGCAGATGGTTTGAGTTTATATGTGGGAGGTTCCTTTGGTCTTTACAAAGGCACAACTAGACAAAATTTAGCTAAAATAAGTACAACAAATGCTGCATTAGATACGACATTTAACACAGCCGTAGGCACCAATAATCAAGTTTTAACACTTGCTCTTGATAATACACTCAACGTCCTATATGCAGGTGGATGGTTTAGTACATATAAAGGCAACAATAGAAATCATATAATTAAAATAAACACATCTACAGCGGCAGAAATAGACAACAATGGCTCTGGTCTTAGTGTTGCTAATATTTTTAACGGCAGTGTAAATAAAATAAAAATAGATGCAAGTAGCAATGTATATTGCGCAGGTTCGTTTTTAATGTTCAACAACACAACAACAAGACAACGTCTTGCAAAATTTAGCGCAGGAACAAACTCTGTAACATTAGATTCTACGTTCGATACATCTAGTGGATTTAATAATGTTGCTGAAGATTTTTTTATAGATGGAAATGACCTATATGTTTGTGGTGGATTTTCTAATTATAAAGGAATTGATAGATATAATATTGTTAAAATAAATAAAGACACAGCTGTTGAAGTTTCAACTAATAATCCATTTGTAAATAAATACGATGCAACGGATTATGGTCCAAATAATTATAATTCTACTAGAATTAGAACAATAGTGAATTCACCTTATGGTATAATAATTGGTCCTGAAAATAGTTTTCCACTTATTTCTTACAAATACAAAGGAAATAGATCTACTGATTCTGCTTGCTTGGCTAAAATAAACAAAACAACAGCTATATCTTCTGCCATTTCTAATTCTTCTTTAGAAAAAGGTATTGGTTTTGACCTGGCCTCTCATAGAGTAACAATGTTTAGCTGGCGTCCAAATGGTGTAGGCACTGAAGTTCGTGCTATAAAAGATTTAACAATAGATGGCAATAACATTTTTGCAAGCGGAAACTTTTCAGTATTTTTTAATTTTAAAAATGGATCTGCAAGCAGTATTAGTGTTTTAGATAAAACAAATGGCTCTATTACAAATGTTGTTTTAAGTAAAATGATTTTTGATCAACAACCAAGTTGTTGCGTTGTTGATGGTGATTATTTATATCTTGCTGGTAAATTTCAATCTTATAAAAACAGTATTTTTTCTCATAATATAATAAAAATACATATTCCAACTTCAGAAATTGATTTGTCTTTTTCAACACTCAGAGGATTTTTACAACAAAAAGGTAAAAGTCAAATGCAATCAAGTCCAGACAGCAGTGGAACAATAAATAAAATGATAATAAATGGAGACAATCTATATGTATGTGGTAGTTTTAATTATTATCAAGGAGAAACTAGACAAAATATATTAAAACTTAATAAAATAACTGGAAATGAAGCAGATCCCATGAATACTGGTTTTAGTACTACTAGTGGCTTTAATGGTTCAGTGAATGATATGGAAATTGACGCGTCTGGAGATTTGTATGCAGTTGGTTCCTTTACCTCCTATAAAGGAACAACAAGACAATATGTTGCTAAAATAAATGGTCAAACTGCTGCTTTAGACACGACTTTTGATACAGCAAGTGGATTTAATAGTACATTAAATTGTATAACTTTAGACAGCACTAGTTTATATGTGGGAGGTTCCTTTGGTCTTTACAAAGGCACAACTAGACAAAATTTAGCTAAAATAAATAAAACAAATGCTGCGTTAGATACGACATTTAACACAGCTACTGCGGTTAATAGTCAAACAAATTGTATAACTTTAGATGGAAATAATTTATATATTGGTGGTTATTTTACTAGCTATAAAGGACAAAGTAGAGGTTATATAGTTAAAATAGATAAAACAACCGCAGCAGAAGTAGATGCATCTGGTACTGGCTTTAGTACAAATAGTGGGTTTAATACTACAGTTATGTCTATTTTATCAGATGGACTTGGGTCGTTGTATGTAAATGGTCAATTTAATAGTTATAAAGGAACAACGAGGCCGCATCTTGCAAAAATAAATACTTCAGATGCGACATTGGATACGGGTTTTAATGCATCTATTCCACACTCGGGTTCTGTTGTATTTCCTGGTAGAATGCTTTTATTATCAAACGATATTATTTGTCCATTTTTACCAACCTCTCAAGCCTCAAATCGTTATAATGTTGCGAGAGTATTTAAATTTTCATTAGAAAATTATGATATTAGTTTTAATACTAAAATGGGTCTTGGTCAAACAGGTTTTACTTCAAATCAATATTGGGCAAATAAAATATTAAAAATACCTGAGCAAGTAGCCGGACAAGGTGCTAGATATTACGTATTTGGTTCGTTTTTGTCATATGAAACTACTTATCCAGCAAATGGTTTTTCTAGTGATGGAAAAACAATTGCTAGAGCTGTTGTTTTTAATGACAGTGGAAAAAATATTTTTCAACTTTAATTTATTAAAATTAAAAAATATTTTTGCTATTTAAAATAAATCAAGTAGGATGGAATAAAAATGTTTTCTGTTTCCTCATTAAGAGGATTGCATAGTAAAAGTAGCACTAATTCAATTATTAGTGTTCCAGGTTTTTACACTGATGGAATAGTGTATTCACAAATAAACTCTGGAGATTATTTATACATAGGTGGTGAATTTTCAAAAGTTGGTTCTTTATCTGATCTAAAGGTAAGTAGAGCTGCTTTTATAAACACATCTAATGCGAATCTACATTCGACATTGAATTTATCTTTATTCGATGGAGATGTTAATTGTTCAGTTATAAGTGGTAACTTTATATATGTTGGTGGAAAATTTACAGCTTATAATGGAACAAGGTCTTATAATTTAGCAAAAATATCATTATTAACTGGTCAAATAGATACAACCTTTAACACTGGTTACGGATTTAACACTGGCTATCAAGAGCCAGCAAAAATCGGAGAGGTTCTTGCAATAGAAATAGACGGTACAGATCTCTATGTGTGTGGTGATTTTTCTTATTACAATGGAACAAACAGTGCATCAAAACTTGCTAAATTAAATGCAAATACTGGAGTTTTTGATTCTACGTTTAATACAGTTAATGCTTTTGCCTATGGCCATCCCTATCACCTTGCTGTTGATTCTAGTGGCTTGTATGTTTCTGGTTCTTTTACTTCTTACAAGGGGACAACTAGACAATATTTAGTTAAATTAAATAAAACAAATGCTACTTTAGATACTAATTTTGATAATTTAACTGGATTTAATAGTAATGTAAGTTCTATTGTAATCGACAGTACTCATTTATATGTGGGTGGAAGTTTCACTTCTTATAAAGGAACAACGAGACAACGTGTAGCCAAAATAGACAAAACAACAGGGGCGTTGGATACTGGTTTCGATACTGCAAATGGATTTGATTCCTCTGTTAATTCATTATTATTAGATGGAAACAATCTATATGTTGGTGGTAGTTTTACTACTTATAAAGGAAACACTAGACAACGTATTGTTAAAATAGATAAAACAACAGCAGCAGAAGTAGATGCATCTGGTACTGGCTTTAGTACAACTAGTGGATTTGATTCGGGTGTTACTAGTATTAAGTTGGATGCATCTGGGTTTTTGTATGCAGGTGGTTTTTTTACTTCTTATAAAGGAAACACTAGACAACTTATTGCAAAAATAGATAAAACAACCGCAATATTAGATGTTTCTTTTGATAGTTCTAACGGTTTTTCTGGAACATCGACAAACTACGGCGTGAGTGCCGCAAGTGTAAGAACAATATCTATAGCATCTGGAGTTTTGTTTGCTGGAGGTTATAATTGTCTTGATTATCGATCTGTTAACAATGCTTTTAGCAGACGGGGTTTGGCAAAGATACATATCCCAACTGGAACAGTTGATACTATTTTTAATACCAGTAGTGGAATTTCTTCATATGGTGTGATTTTTTCGATGATATTAGACGGCAACAATCTATATGCAGGTGGTGAATTTACTACTTATAAAGGAAACACTAGACAACGAATTGTTAAAATAGATAAAACAACAGCAGCAGAAGTGGATCCAAATGGTACTGGTTTTAGTACTACTAGTGGATTTCCTAGTGGAACAATTAATTCATTATTATTAGACGGCAATAATCTATATGTTGGTGGTAATTTTGGTTCTTATAAAGGAAACACTAGACAACGTATTGTTAAAATAGATAAAACAACAGCAGCAGAAGTAGATGCAAATGGTACTGGTTTTAGTACTACTAGTGGATTTGATAATACAGTTTATTCAATGGCATTATATGGAAACAATCTATATGTTGGTGGAAGTTTCACTTCCTACAAAGGAAACACTAGACAACGAATTGTTAAAATAGATAAAACAACAGCAGCAGAAGTGGATCCAAATGGTACTGGTTTTAGCACAACTAGTGGGTTTAATAATTGGGTAGAGTCAATAGTTCCAGATGGTTTAGGAGAATTGTATGTAGGAGGCATGTTTTCCTCTTATAAAGGAACAACGAGATTATGTATAGCTAAAATAAATGCAACAACAGCTTCTCTTACGACTGCATTTAATGGTTCAGCTTCCTGGTTACCAGGTGGTTTTTATGCAGAAGTTAAATGCATATTATACACAAATGGACAATTATTTATAGGTGGCTTTTTCAATAATTATAATTCAACTTTTAGGGTTAAAATAGCTAAAATAAATCCAACAACAGGTGATCTTGATACTCTTTTTGTGCCAGATCAGTTACTTGAAAGCGGAACAAGATGGTATCCAGGATTGCATGGAAATGCAACAACATATCAAACACCAGGCTATCAATCTACAGATGCTGTATTTTCACTTGTAGACATAGGCGGGAGTAGGATAGTAGTCTCAGGAAGACATAACTCATATAGAGGATTGATTCAACCTGGAATAAGTATATTAAAAACTACAACAGCAGACCCTGTCTAATTGTTAGACAAAGAATTTAATTCTGTTATACCGCCAACTATTTTAGTTAATTCTATATTAATTTCTTCAATTCTCTTAGATAGAGAATCTCTTTCTTCAACTAAAAGTTGTATTTTTTCTTTTAATTCTTCTATTCTATTTTGAATTTTTTCATATAACATATCTTCATTCATTAGCAAAAACCTTCTCCATTGCAAGTTGGACAATAGCCATGATACCAAACGTAATTGCCATCTAAGTTTTTATTTAGAGTTTGAATTGCTTCCCAACCAGATCCACTGCAACTTTTACATTTATATATTGATGCTTTATTTATTATCTTTAATATCTTCAGTAGATAAATAAGCTTTCGCAAGATTGAAAAACCATTCCGGCTTTTCTCTTTTTGTCCATTTTGGTTTGATTTTATCTTTAGACCATTTGATGAGAAAGCCAAATCTGTAAGCTTCGATGACATTTTCAATGTCCTTTCTCAAAGAACAATTGGGAAAAGGGGTAAGATCTCCCTTTTCAACTAGATGTCTTTGATTATACAAAGAATCAAATGTCACTGTATAAGTTTTATGAATTTTTCCGTATCGATGTGTGTACTCATTGCTCATTGCAAGTAATAGTTCAAGATGCCATTCGTAATTAGAATTAGTATCACCGGTCCAGATAGTGCAAGGATGCTTTTTCCACGCCACTCGATACGGAGCAATTCCACCATGTCTATCGATTGCAGTTGACAACATTTGAGCAGATTCGATTATCATCTTGTTTAATCTTTTGTCATCTAGATGCTGTGCACATTCTATAGGATCATCGGACGTAAAGAAGATATTCATCGAATCTGCCCCGTGTTTTATTCAGTTACCTTACGAACACTTGTAACTAGAAAAGAAACAGGTGAACCAACAGATGGTGAGCGAAAACCACTCGGCCATTCTGATGCCGTAAGAGTACTAAGAGCACGACGATTTACACGAAACAAAACCGTGCTGCTTTTTCCAGAATATTTACTCTTAATAGTTACACGATACTGTTGTCCATATTTAAGCTTAGAACGATCAAGACCAAGTTGACCTGGCGTTGTTCCAACCGTGCTACCTCCTGCTTCGTTAAGATGAAAAGTACCAAGATTTCCACTGCTTAGATTGCTAGATACGTTACCCATATATATATCTCCTCTTGTTTGGGTTTTTTAAATCTCTAAGATATTTTTACCTCAAAAATATTAACACTAGCTAATTAAATCATTAAATCCTCCCATTAAATTATCTAACTTTATAAATTAGTTCTATATAACCTTCTTCTGTTAAAGAAGATTCTATTTTTAAATCTGCCATTGTCATTATTTCATTAAAGTCTTTATATATATCTTTTGCTATTATTTTTCTAACTCCACATTGCCAAAGCATCCTCATACACCTGCAACAGGGTGTCATTGTACAAACAACAAAAGTATTTTCCATTGATATCCCATGTTGAGCTGCGTTGCATATTAAATTTTCTTCTGAATGAATCATGTATTTATATTTATCAGGTCTCGTTGACGGCAGTATGCTATCGTTTGTACCTCTAACAAAACCATTACATCCGGTTGCAATAATTGCACCAGAAGATTCTTTTACCAAGACAGAGCCAACCTTTGTTTCCATATCATGACTTCTCAATGAAGCCACTTGTGCAAAATTCATGTAAAAAGAATTTTTAGACAATCGAGAAATCATCAAGTCCAATTGGAACCTCTCTTGAGAAAAAATGCTTTCGATTATATCTATTTTCTAATATTCTTTCTATATCTATAACTCTATGAATATTTAAGATATTATAGCCTAATAAAACAACACCGGATTTTAAATCCATATTTAAAATTGTATATTTTTTATTTTTCAATGTTAACAAAGAATCAGATACATAAATAGTATCTCCAGCTTTTAACTGATTAAAAAATATCACAAATTTTTCTTTAGTCCAATTTTGAGAATTTTGTGATATTTTTTTATTATATCTATTTATTTTTGCAATAGTTTTTCTTCTTTCTTTATGTTTTTCTTGTTGCTCTTTCATGTAGTTATGATTTTGATCTATTAAAGTAGAAACCAATTGATTTTCATCTGTTTTTAAATTTAAATATTCATTTAAACATCTAGGTTTTCCATAATTCTTTCCATCTTGCAACAACTGTCTGCCTATTACAAGACCTGGTTCTACTACTTCATCGACTATAAAAAGTGTATTATCTATTCTTTGACCTCTAGAATCAACACGATAAACATGATCCCCATTTTTTGGTAAAATTTGATTTTTTAAAAAATTATAAAGATCAATAAATCTATATAATTTTTTATCTTTAAGCATAGCTTCTTTAAAAGAGGCATGTTTATCTTTAAACAAGATCGTCATTAAGTTCCTCTTTGTCTTTAAGAAAGTCATATTCATAGTTTATTTGTTTATCTGGTATTTTTTGAGACTTGTATCTAAGTCCTTTTACCTTTTGAGTAATCTTACCTCTAATAGGACAATTGTATGTTATTTCAACCCATATTTCAGATTCTATTAATTGATTTTCTGGTTGTGTTATTTTTTCTTTTTGTTTTTTTTTGCTCATCTAATACAACCTCTTCCTAATTCATAAATGTTTCCGTATTCTGCTATTAATATGTTTTTTATTGCACCTTGATAAATAGAAACAATTTTTGGAGCAGATTTTGATTCTACAAACTCAACCCAAGTGCACAAGTCTCCATACGCAAGACCTTCCCAATATGCTGCAATTGGAGTTGTTAATGTTGCAACAAATCTATCGCAATTATCTTCAGCATATGCTTTTTGATTAAGCATCAATGCTTCATTAGTGTTTTTAATAGACTCAGATATATCTTTATCATTTTCCATTTTTCCAGATTTTATATGCTCAATAGAAGGATTAAAGGCCGAATTTCTCGGCGCAGACAAATCTACAACAAGATGAAATCTTGTCATGGTCAACAAGACGGCTATTGGGCATTTTATAGATACGACAACACGTGGTATCGAAAGTATTGATGGTTTAAAGACATTAGAATAATATTGATTAAGTATGTGTTTGGTTTTTTCCCCATCTGGAGAAGAAGAAAATAAATAAACATATCCACTATCTAACACGGGCAATAGATAAGGCTTCATTTATCTTCCTCTGATGAGTTTTCTATTATTTTAGCCTTACTAGTATACTCTGTGCTATCGAATGTCTGCAGCATACGCTCGAGTAAGATATCGGCAGCTCTAAATTGAACATATTCAGTTGTGTCTATATCTAACCATCTGCAGGCTTTTTTATAATCTTTATTTAAGATATAAACTTTTGCATTATTTTGATCTTCTGTCCACATTCTAGATACTTCTTGTACCATTTCATCAAATGAATAAGGACCGTGTATTGTTGTACAAATAAATCTACCCTTATCTCTTGGGCCCGATGACACTGCTACGGTGAACACTTCACTATGTAGGTTTGACAAATCCATATGTTCTGTTAGAGGATTAAATACTGTTTCTAATTCTAGAGATTCTTCTGTATTCATTTTTCTCCCCCACAACATTTTTATATAAAAGAATCGGATCTAACCTATCATTTTTAAAATAACTGAAAGATCTTTTTCATACATATGCATCGAATGAGCTATATGAGTATATGAGCCTGTTTTTAAATTTGGATATTTATCTAATAATTCTAGAGTCATTTTATTTTGTAAATAAACAAAAAATGGAACATCATAAACTGTTCCTCTTAATACATCATTGCTGCGCATTACCGCGGTCATGTTTAAATTTTCATTTCTTATACTAAAAGAAACATGCATCGTACATGGAAAATCTTTATTACCAATCCACGCATGATAAGGTTTGTTTATTCTCATTACTGCTTGTCTTGAATCTTTGTCATTCAATAAGCTCTGTTTAGCCCATTCCCATGGGGTTCTTTTAAACGAAGACATATCACATGCAAGAGTATTTGGATATGATTCATACGAGCCGTCGCCTTCGCTGTGATCTTTCATTGTTAAAAAACCATAGTTAGAATTTACAGTACCATCTGGATTTGCTATTTTATTCCAAAACTTACTTATCTTAGTGGCCGACTCCACTGATCTAAAACCAGACAGATACCATTCCATTTCTTTTATAGTATAGTCTTTTATTATTGTATTTCTTTCTAAATCATTTGTAATAATAGATTCTGAAGTAGGTTTTTTTACTTCAAAAATATAATTAGATATTTCTCTAATCAATTGCCCACGTGGAGACGACAGATTTTCATAATTTTCAACTATATTTTTTAATAAATCTAAATACGCCTCACTAGTTGTCGTATATGTTAATTTGTTATTCATGATTACTTCTTGATATTAAGATTAGCCGTTGAAGAACAAAGATTATCGTATGCTTCGTTTAAAATATATGATGCTTTTGTTATTTCATAATTATACTCTTGAAGAACAGCTGCTCTTCCATATACATATCCACATGTGAAGATAAGAGACGTACATATAACAATAATCCAGTTTCTCTTATCTCTATTACTCATCTTGAGTTTCCTTCAGTATTTTTTCTATTTGATGATGCCAAACTCCATAACCATATCTTTTTTTTGTTATTCTTTTTAAGAGTTGACCGCCTCGATTAAAGATATGAGTAAAAATAAAAGTAGATTCTTTTACAGAGAGTCCACTTGGAGTTTTGTGATTTGGATTGTATTTTTGCAAAGCAACAAAAACCTCAGTCAGTAAATACTGACGAATATCTTTTATTGTAAGACCAGAGTTTCCAAGAAAAACATCTTGTTTATCTTTGTTAAGAGATGCCTCTCTCCAATTTTTTATAACTGATTTTCTAATATATGAATCAACCATTGATGTGTATTTTTTCACATCTTCATCGGTTATTTTTCTCATTTTAGCCGCCGTATTTTTTATTTAAATCTTTGCACAATTGTAAAAGAACTTTTTCATTCATTTTTTCTTTTTGATTTGTTTCATATATGGCAATAATTAGATTAATTAATTCCTGATTGTTCGTTAAACAATGTTCCATTGAGCCGTATAAAGATAGATGTGAAGCTTGTTTATTGATTAGATTAACAAAATAAACTCTTTTATCTAATCTAGAACCTTTTTGAGAAGCTTTCATGTCATCGAGCTGACTTGTCAATGAGGTTAGGGCATGGATCATTGTTTTGATTTTGTTTACAGAATATTCATTGTTTTCTGTTTGTAATTGTATATTTTTACGTACTAAATTATAAAAATTTTCACTAATATCAAACTGATCTGGCATTGCGTTTATAAAAGCACTGTTTTTAGGATAAAAAACATTTTTAGTAGAAGACAAAACCATGACTCTGGATGGTGGTACTATTTTTTCTACAATTTTAAGTAATTTTTCTAAATAGACAAAATTGCTCATAATACCTCCTGAATAGAATAAATCGCTTTACCTGAGTGCGTCATTAATTTAAATCTAGTAAGATTAGTGTAGGCCGCAAGATCTCCTGTTTTTACATAACTATCACACCATTCTGCTATAGATTTCATTACTTCATATTTTCTTATTCTAAATAAATTATTTTGTATATTTACATATATACCTTCGCGCAATTGAAATCCTAGTGATCTATTGTCTTTACTTCTTGTTGAAGAAGCAATTCCAAAAATATCACACAATTCTAATATTCTTTTTCTTTCATAATATTTATAGTCAAAATAATTCCATCTATAAAAATGTTGCAATCTATGCATTGCATACTCTAATAGATCCTCGTTATCTATAGAGGTTTTTTTCTTTTTAAGAAAAATATCATGACTTGATTCTCCGGTAAAGATATCTATTTCTGTGTCTTTATGTAATTCTATTTCAAACAATAATTTAAAACGAACTGGATCGACCACATAATCACTTAATTCTGTTAAAAATTTACTTGGATTAGATGCTTTCATAATTGCAATTGTTTCAGTAATTGCGCTATTGCAACTGTGTAGCATGTCTATAGAAGCGTATCTAGGATCGGTTGTTGCAGATTTTAAAATATGTTCTTTTGATAATTTTACAATATCTGGAAAATTAGAATATAAACTTTCTACATTGTCAACAAATGGCTCTGTTGCTTGGCTAATGAAATCAAGGTTTTCATAAAAATCATCTTTATAAATAGAATTCATATGCCCTCCCTGGAAAAGAATAGAATCGGAAATTACTCCGGCATTGAATATCCTAGTTCTTTAGCTTTCTTCATAGAAAGCGAACCTCGTTCTTCTCCAGGTCTTTTTGTTCTTTCAACGCCAAATTTATCAAAATTTACATAACGACCTTCTAATTCAACTAATTGATATACTGTTCCAAATTGATCTTGAAAATGATGATTAACACCTTGTTGTTTTACTAACTCTTTAATTATTGATTGATATTCTTCAAAAAATCTTTTTACTTCTTCTTTTTTTCTATCCAATTCAATCAACCTTAAATGAAGCTCAGTCAAGTGATTCATTAATCAAAATCTCCCATTATTAGTTGAACAATGTCTAATTCATGGTCTTGCTTTTTCTCAGCAGGGCCATATTGACCTGTGTCTAAAAACCAATACCCGCCTTGTTTTGGTTTACTAGGTTCAATAATTATTCCATATGCATATATAGAACTTTGATCAAATATTTCGACTTCTATTCCATTGCGACATTCATATATGCCGCCCTGATCAATTTTCATTTTATGCTTCTTCTTTTCTTGCTTTTAAATATAAATTTGCAAGATTTACTGCTTGTTCTAGTGAAAGAATACTAGTGTCATCGCGATCAACTGACCATTCTAAATCTGTACATAAAAACTCATCTGTTTCATTTTGAACAACATACATATATTTGTTTGGTCTAATTTTTCTGATCCAAATGCCATGTTTTGAATCAACAAGAAATTCTGTAGCAATTTTAATCATTAATTTCGTATCCATAGAATCTCCTATATAACAAACCAATCATTTTTCTTCTTATCAACTATTTCATATAGTTCTTCTTTTGATATGTCCATTATCTTGGAAGCAAAATCAATAGAGATCATATCTTTAGATACCATTCTAATTAAAATTTCATTTCCAGATGGGAATGGAATCGGATCTAACTGGTTTTGTTCTAAAAGCCAGTTGTGCATTGTCCATTTTATTTCAAAATTCTTTTTATCATCAATATTGGCAGATGACCACAGTGCTATGGCATACCATTTTTTGCATTGCTCATATAAGATTTTATATGAACGTTTTTTATTCTTCTTTTTCTGAGTCGTCATCAGATCTTACAACCCTTAATTTAGAATTGTTTAGAATCGGATCTAACTTTTCTCTATTTATTTTTTCTAATGGTTTTATTTTTTTTGAATTATTTTTCATCTCTGGAGATTTGCATAAATCATAAATAGCAGTTGGAGAATATCCTTTTGCCCTAAGTATCTCTGTGGTTGCAGTTGTATATAGTTTTTCGTATTTAATCTTCCAATCATCATCGCTTTTTATTTGACCATATAAAAAAGACACTCTGGCAACACATCCGATAATAATAAGTAAACATGTCACACTGAAAATAAGAGATAATAAAACCATAAAACCTCCCTTATTTGAGATTATACTTTTTATATTTTATATAAGTTAAATTATTTGTTTTTTAATTTATTTTTCCAGTTTTTTAGTTTTTTCTCATCAACGTCGTGACGACCTCGATTTAAATTTTCTGGAACTGCTCTAACATTTGATGATTCATAGCCTTTTCCATTGTCTTTTCTATCTGGGCTAAGTTTTTGTCCAGTTTTACTTTCTGCATTTTTTATTTTATTAACTATTTCTTTTCTAGTTCCATTGCCCCTAGTCGTGCCCTTTGCAGTCGGATGGCCTCCAGCTTTGCCTTTTTGACGGCGTAGGGCATCATCTGCTTTTGTTTGCGCCCTTTGCCAATGTCCTGGCGTTTTCTTAGCCCTAGCTAACTTATCTAAACAAGCACGACATCTTCCAGATGGGTTTGAAGAATCCGCAGACTTGCCTCCACAACGAGGGCAGGATTTTGATAGAATTTGTAAAGCTAACAAATCTATTTTTGAAAAAGATTCTTCTTCAGATGTTTCTATATTGTTCATATTGTGCCCCTATTAAATAATACCACACGCTATCGGTGTATCATTTACTAGCAAGAACTATTTGGCATATATGCTCAAGTCTCTCTATATGCTCAAAAGCAGCCCACGGATTTGGGCCTACTGCAACAACGCCATGTCTATCTAGGCCGCATATATCAACAGTTGGGTTCTTGAACCAGTCAATGTCACCCCCGTCTGATTCGATTAATTGGCTCTGATTTGTCATGTAGGCATAAGTATACTGAGCTAGTTCTTTTGATATGGCTGGTTTAAAAGGCACGTTCTCACCAACGATGGTGTATCTGTTTATTTCTGGGAATAAAGAAGCTATGTTTTTCAGGCTATAACCTGAATACATAGCTGCTATTATATAAGTGGGATGAAGATGCACAACAGCTCTGCATTCGTTAGAAGATCTCTGAAGAAGTTCGTGCATTTCTAATTCGCCACTTGGTTTGTCAGAGTCTGACACTGTTACGTGGTGTTTTTTTTGAGTTTCATCTATTTGCCATTTCATTTTAATAACAGATTCTGGCTGTATCGTCGGTTTTCTAACTCCAGACGGAGTTATATAAAGTACTTTTGAATTTTTACGATGCAAAGAAATATTACCATCTCTAGTTGAGATCCAACCTCGTTTATAAGCTTCTCTCATTACATCGCCAATTGCGGTTAGCATAATCTTTCCTTATTTGCCGTGTGCATAATTTTCTTTTATAGAGCTATTGCTAATTAAATTAAATATTGCTTTTTCTCTAAATTGTCTTAAATCAACAGCTCCGACATATGTCAGTGCGGATCTTATCCCACCATCGATATCTTTTATAATCTCTACAACAGAGCCCTTATAGGGTGTTTTAAACAACTCTCCTTCTGCACAGCTCCAATCTTTGCCTTGATCAACATAAGATTCTTTAGAAGCAGATCCTCTGTATATTTTATATGCTTTTCCTTCGATGATGGAAATGTTTCCCGGTGTTTCTTTTGTTCCTGCGATCATTCCACCAAGCATCACCATGCGAGCGCCCGCAGCTAAGGCTTTTGCAACATCGCCAGAGGTTCTTATTCCACCATCTGCTATCATTGGTATATTTGTTTGATTACAACTAATTAATGCTGAAATTTGAGGGACACCGCATCCAGTTTTAATTCTAGTTGTGCATGCAGAGCCAGGTCCAATTCCAACTTTTATAGCATCTGGTTTGTATCCAAGATGATTACAAAATTTCTCAACACTGTTTTTATTTCCAAAATTTCCAACAATTAAAAATACGTGTGGAAATTTTAATTTAACATATTTATAAAAATTAACAACCTGCATTTGAGCAGCGTGTGCAACATCTATCGTTACTATTTCTGCTCCTACGTCTATTAAACTTTCTAATCTTTGTTTTTCTAAATCAGAAATACCAATAGATACCCATGGTGCTTTATTGGTATGTTTTTTAACTTTTAAAAAGTTAATTACATTTTCTTCAATTGTACAAAAACGATGAAGACAACCCATGGCACCAGTGGATATAAGTGTCTCAGCCATCTCTGGTCCACATACTGTATCCATATTTGCTGCGACTATAGGTAATTGTAATTTTGTTTTTTCATCATTTAAACAAGATACTGTATTTACTTCTTTTCTACTTGAAACAGTGGAAAAAGAAGGCTCGATCAACACGTCATCAAAGGTTATTAATTTATCCATTTTGCCTTTCTATTAATCGTATTCACCATATGAATATTGTGAATGTTTAAAGCCAATGTATTCGCTATCGCCCTTGTCTTTTGTACTTTTTCTATTTGGACAATTTTTTGGAAAATGCGTTTTCATGCATAATTTACATCCCAGATCATTTGGGTTTTCTTTTTTTGAAAGCTTGGCATAGTGATCAACCATAAGCCAAGAAGTGTCTCCTATCTTATCTTGATCTTCTAAAAGTTTTCGAAGTTCATCTTTTTCTTTTTCTGTTAGTCTCGGTGTTGTCATTGTGAGCATACCTGTTCTGATAATACTGGATATTCTTTCAATGTTTTAATACGATTTCCCTTTCTAGAAACAGCAGTAACTCCACACAAACCCTTACCGTCACATCCGCCAATAGAGTCGATATAATAAGTATCAGTACAACCATGCCTAAGCCCAACGCATCCAGTTGTAAAAAAAAACAATATTAACAATGATCTCATTTTAACCTCTTAAAAATCGTCATCTACGTAGTTAAAACCTAATCTACTATCGCTTTTACGATGTGAAGATTCTTCTGCTTTTTTTCTTTGTTCTAATAATTCCTCTACTGCTTTTTCTAAAGGCATATCGTATAATTCATGACGAAGAACCGCTTCCTTTGAATATGCAGGAGTCATTTTTGTGCCTTTAAAGGCTTCTTTTTCTGAGTCGTTTAATTTTCTTTCTATGAATTTTTCAACAAGCCAAATAATCTCTTCGTCTTTCGGTCTTTCAACCTCTCTGACAATATCAAATCTACCTGGTCTGCTTGTTAGAGTCTTATTCAGACTGTCTAAGTAGTTTGTTGTGGCAACTATCATTGTTGGAATCTTAAATAAATCAGAGTTGCCATCAAGAAAGTTTAACATAGAAGGATCGACTCTTTCTGCTCTTTGATCAAGTCCAGATCCTCCAATGTCTTCTATTACTAGTACAATAAAATCAACCTTTGAAGCATCTGAGGCCATAAACATATCTGTTATTGTCTCAAAACTAACTTCATCTGAGTCGATTCTTAATATACATATTTTTTCAAGTTTGTTCATTTGTCTACAAAAAAAGTTTATCAAAGAGCTTTTTCCAACACCTGGCTCTGATCCAAAAAGAAAACCACGTTTTGGTGGAATATTTCTCTTACGATACGTATTTATATTTTTTCTAAAAACTTCAAAATGTTTCATTAATTCTTTTGAAGAATCAGTTTCGTAATAAGTAAAGTCTATTAAATCCATTTTAATTAGACCTTCTTGAGGAGTTATTCTCCATGCTCCAGGTGTTATTTCATACGATTGTTTTTTCTTTTTGCTTGAAATAACATCCATGTCTAACAGATATGGTTCGCTTATCTGCGAAACTCTTCCACTTTCTTTTACTTCTTCAATTGTTTTATTTACAACTAATTGATAGTTGCCAAGTTCTATTTCAATGCCAGGTTTTAGACGAGTTATAGATCTAACTTTTGCTATTTTTTTATTTTCACTCATTTTTTCTCCCTGTCTCTACTGTTGAATTCCTCAACGGAGACTCCATGCAAGAAAATTCTTCCACAGAATCAGGATCACACATCGAGTTGTTGTAAAACAAGTAAGTGTATCTTTTAGAGTTTTTTATTAAACTAAGTTGATATGCTGCTGATATTTTTTCATTATCAAATTTAAACTCAAATATAGAAACTTTTTTAAGCGTAGATGCAATTGAGTTATCTACCATTTTTGAATCGTTTTCTATTTGCTGCGCGGATCCGACAAAAAAAGTCAAAGACGAATCTCTCTCTAATTCGTCTTCTTCATTATTTAAGATCATTTAACAACTCCGGAAAATCAGCGCAAGAAATTATGTTTTCTTTATAAAAAGGAAACTTGTCTATTGCTTTTTTATATGCTTTTTTGTAAAGCCAACAATGATATGGGATGATTATTTTATTTAATAAAGATGCAATACGAACACCTATAAGAAAATCTATTTTTGTAAGCCATTTAGGATATCTATAATACATATAACCCGGATGAGTTATTGAATGTATGTTGTAAAAACCCAAAGTACAGTAAACACGAACCGTTCCATATTTTTCTTTTGCTTGAAAAACATTAACTCGTCCGTATTTTTTTAAATATGTCGCTATCATATGTGCAGCTTCTTCTGCAATACGAGTATCTATATCTTCTTCTCTTAGGAACATTTTATCCCCTGTTTTCTAATACTTTTACAAATCCCTTCCAAGTGTTTGTACTTACTGCTAAATTCAACCTAATTTGATTAGGAAATCCGCCGCATTTAGAACCGGGTGTTGATTTTATATTTAATTCGTTTAATTTGTAAAATATAGAATTGTCATCAGTCGACACCCAGGCAAACATACCTGGCGCTGCATCATATTGCCATTTATGTAATTTACACATTTCTAATAATTGTTTTTTTCTATATTTTAGAGTTTCTTCTATTTGTTTTAGAGCTTTTTCCCAATTTTTATTATCTAAAACATTAGACATTATTTCTTCTGTTTTTAATTGAGTATCAAAACCAAGTCCACCAGATTCATATTCCATATAATCGCATATTTCGTTATACAAATCTTCATCATCTACAAGTGCCCATCCAAAACGAACACCGCAATGTCCTGTCATTTTTGATAAACTAAAAATCATTGCTTTTTTAGGAGCTGTTGTTATTTGTTTTAATGCATTTTCATAAGTATCTTTTTCCATATACCATGGCCATAAATATACAGCGTCATACCAATCGCTCGACCTTTCGCCCGTTTGAAGTTTTCCATCTGGATTATTAGGATATGTTATGAGTTTTGTGTAAAAATCGTTGTTTAAACGATTCGAATCGTTATCAAGATGATTCGAATCGTTGTTTAACTGTTCTATAAGCAGTAATTCAGAATTCTTCATCGAGGACATAACTGGAATTCTAAACCAATAAGGGCTTGTTATTTTTACTTTTTTATTTATGTGAAAAAAACAACTTATTAATTGACTAGCTCCACTGCCTATAACTATTTTGGTAGTGGGTTTTATTAAACCTGGATGAAATTTTTCATGAATTTTGTATATTGTTTCTACTACAAAAGAAAGTGGACCATTTTTATTATAAGGCATTCCAGACAAAATATCTGACTCTAAGAATGAATCTTGAATATATTTTTCTAAAATTTCTTTTAAAAGATCTGCGCTACCTACACCCAGGTCGATCATAAATGTCTCCATTCATTTTGCACCTTTAGGTATTTGAATAGTGTCGCCCAAACGAGAAATTGGATGATCAGACGAGCCGCCACGAGAAATTATCCACAAAACTTGCGGAAAATTTTGACCAGGTTTTAACCATTGCTCAAACTTTACGTCGGAATAATAACCATCTGTTATTACGATGTTTAAATCTGATTTAGTATTTAACATGTGAGTTAGAGAATCTGACAAACATGTTCCACCCATTTTTACTTCTTTTTTAAGAGGCTCTCTATCGCCTATTTTATACTTAGATGAAAAATAATTAACATCAGAAAACAAATTTATGGAACAACGTCGATTGCCTACTTTAAGAAATTCATCAACTGTGTCTAAAAATTCATTCATTTCTTCTTGCGATATCGAACCAGACGTGTCGATGTACATTGCCAACTTTGGCAAGTCTCCTTCTTTTGTTCCGGGTGCTTTATTGCCAAATCTACGAGATTTTCTTGCCCATGAATATTTTCTATCAATACCCGTTGCCGATCTCTTAATTGCAGCTAAAATTAATTGACGATAATTTAATTCAGCTTTTCTTATTTTAATGTCTTCAAGAAGATCTTTGATACTAGATGGGAGATCGTCCCAGCTCATTGATTGCTTGACCATTGCGCGTTTTACAAGATCTTCTGTTGCATTTAGCACATCAGATTCTTCTGCATTGGCATGCCATTCATGACTGTCAAATTGCCTAGGCGCATTCTTTGCATCTCCATCTTGACCATCTTTATTATCTTCATTGTCTTCTTCTTCGTATAGTTCCATTAATTTCTCAAAATAAAACTCCATTGTCTTTCCATTTTGCCATGGAGTTTTTTTCTTACTTTTTTCATCTTCATCATAAAAATTCGATGGCAACATAGCGTGACCACAGCATAAGTCATTGGAACATTGAGCTCCTTGCTTCATCTCTTCTAAAGGAGGACATTGTCTACAACCTTGCGGTAGATTTTTAATCAATGTATTAATCGACATGTCGCCTGCGATATTTAACAAGCGTCTTTTATGATCACTTACCTTCATAAAAGGAACACGAATCAAATGTTTGTGAGTTATGTGACAGATTTCATGAATTAAAACAGCAACTCGCTGCTCAGGCGACAAAGCTTTGCAAAAAAAACGCGGATTTATAAACATCTCATATCGTGCGTTGTCTGGACTAAAACTAACACCCGCTGTTGGAACCATGTATGAATATTGAATATTCATCAACGAAAGCATAGCACCGTAAAATGTATGATATTTGTTTACTTCATAAAGTGCGGTTGCTAGACATTGTTTTTTTAGCTCTTCTGATGTGTCATCTTTTGCAACCATAACTAAAGCTTTTTTCTTTGTAACGCTATTGTCAGCGGTTGCAACTGCCTGAGTAGACATACATACCTCCATGTTTATTATTTAATAGAATCGGATTTTTTATTTCTCTGGAAGTCTTCGACTAAGAATCTCTAATACAGAATCTATCATTTTAGATGATGTTGCATCGTTTTTTGATGCATTAATGGTCTCAGCAAGTCTATCTGCAAGTATTCCAACCACTTCCTTAGGATGCAAACCGTTTGAAATTGCACCTTTTATTGAGTCATCTACGTTAGATGCAAAACGCCAAGCGACTAAGGTTTTACGATCAACTGTTCCATCTGGTTTTCTAAGAGGAATCACCTTGCCGTTTTGCTTTTTATCCATTTAAGTTCTTTCTGATTTAGAATCATTTTTTTTCTTAAGATAACTTCTACTTGGCATAAGTGGCTCAAGGGGTTTTTTAAAAATAGCATACTTTGGATCGTTTTCTTTTTCTTTTTCTATCTCTTGCTCAACGACTTTATCTCTATGCTGCGACCAGTGAACAAATTCTTCTGTATCTTCTTGTTTTTTTCTTATTGAATCTTCTAAAAACAAATAATATTCTTCTTGTTCTATGCGTTCTGTTTTATGCTTTTTTTTATTTCTAGACCCCATGGAGCACTCCCCTTTTTTACTTGTGGCTAGATATGTCTATCTTATCACAAGCTCGACAGAGAGTTATGTAATTATGCAAGATTTAAAACCTCCTTTAATGACACTGTTTGTGTTTTTGCAAATATTATGTTTTTCTATCTTAATAGTTTTTAATCTTGTTTTTCTTAATCTCATGTCTATTTTGTCAAAAGTATCAAAATGATTATTGTTTTTCCAATAATAAACTACATTATATTTAATGTTTTCCTCCTCTCCTCCTTCTTCCTCAATAAGGTCTTCATATACCTCAATCAACTCTTCATTCATTAGAAATCTCCATTAAATTATTTTTAATAAGATCAATGGTTTGAGGTGCTTCTTCTAATATTTGACGAAACTGTGTCCAGCCTCTAAAGTTTCTAGAAAAATAATCAAGCTCATCTTCAGGTATTGCTATATGCTCAAACGGCGAGGCGTGAATTGGTTTTGATTCGCCTAGTTGCAAAAATATTCTAAGGTCATTGTTTAAATCAGATGCTCCACCATCTATCTTGTCATAAGAAACACGCGCACATCTAGCGACTGATTTTACAATCAAGGACGATAGGAATTTTGGATCGCTGATGTCTCCTGCGTTTTTCTCATCTTCTGTCACAAAAGGCAAATGCATATCATTGTGATCTGTTTTTAAAATTGAGCAACTAGAATCTAATTGCTTTTTCATATTTTTAGCAAGCTCAGCCAATTCAGGTTGTGCGTCTTCATGATCTCTTAAAACAAAAAAATTGTCAAATTCAGTTGCTGTAACAACCATTTTCATGTGTACAAATGGTTCAAGTAATCTATTACAATGTTGTTTATGCACCCCAATGTCTGCCAGTGCTCTTGCACAGCTTATCATTTCATCTCTTGCCTTTCTCCAAATAATCTTTGCCTGTGCCTCTTGCTCGGGCAATAAATACTCAGATGCCTGCATCCCTTTTTTATTTTTAGAAAATCTGATTGGAAGCGCTGTGTCTTCTATAATTCTATCTACAAAAGTTTTAAGTGGTATTGCTCTAGAAGACGCAGCATTTCTAGAAAAAACTCTATGTGTCATTATTTCAGCATGGATAAAACGAGGATATATTAATACAAAGGTTGTTATTCTATTTCCAAAATTATTTATAGAATCTGCTATTATTTCTGATTTTATAGTCATTTTTTACCTACGTATTTATTCAATTATTCCTCTGACACTTTCTTCATTTGGGCGTCTGCTTTATCTTTTAAATAAAGCCATTTTACAACATAAGAAGAGCTTTCAACATTTGTAATATTTTTTAGAGATTTTAATTGTTTAAGTTGATCAGATGCTAATCCGGCATTATAGGCAACAAGAGCAGCTGCTGTATTTCCATTAAAATTATCAAGCAAAGCTTTAAATCTACATGCACCAACTAATAAATTGATATCTGGATTCTTAAGATCCTCTGGTCGAACATCATTCATTCCGCATCGTTCGGCAAATTCTTTTGCATATTTTGGAATTACCTGTGTCAACCCCACGGCTCCTGCGCTTGAGACAGCATCGGTGTTGAATTTTGATTCAATAGCTATCATTGTTACAAAATGCTTTTTTTCTTCTAAAGAAGAAAAAATATCATTAGAAACATTTACTATACTTCTTGCGATCACGTTCTTTTTTGCAAAAGAAGCATTGGTATTTACGATATTCATCATTAATAATACATAATTGCCTAAAACATGATCAGTATTTACTGATTCTTTTGATTGAATTGATGTTTTTTCAAAATTTACGTCTTTTTTTGGGTTTTCTTTTAAAGGACTTGCCCCTTTTGTTTCGCAAGATAGATTTATCATTGCCATTGATATCAGAATTGTTTTTGATAAAAGCTTCATTTGTCTTGTTCCCCTTTGCATCGCCAAACAGAGAGTCTTCAAATATTTTAGATCTCACATTTGATAAGCTTATTATTTTTTCAGATTCAATTGAGTTTATATTTATGGTTATTTCTTCTTTTTTATTTTCAGAACCACCATAAGATCTATTTCTATCATCTCTCAAATGAAAACGAATTTTAATATTACCTAATTTTTCATAATAAGATCTAGATACTTTTTTAGTTGATAGAAAAATCTTTAATAGACTATCTATTTTTTCAACAAGAATCTTAACAAGATCGTCTGCATTGGCGTGTTTGTTATATCTTACACGATACTGATCAAGTAAGCGCATATCTAATATAATTTTTACGATATTGTCGCTAACTTGATCCATGCGTGTCTCACTTTTTTACATTATTAAGTTTAATGTTTTGCTTAAGAATGTTCACAAGATCCGGATGTTTTTTGGAAAAATCTGTAAATGCATCATTGATATTTGTCTTTGCAGTTTTAATAATACACTCCTTGATTAAGGTCAATGCTTGATCAGAATTAATTACCTTTGCAACCTCCACCATTACATCTTCGCCGACCTGCTCCTCAGAAGGACTTGTACCTCCGTATGCCTTGATGAGAGATTCAACCGTGACAGCAATCATGTCGCCTTGATACTTGTCAGGTTGAGATTGTTGCTTGAGTTTGTTAAGAGCTTTCTTCTTATCGCTTAAAAGATCTTGAGCTGTTACAGGAGCATCATCGTGTACGAATTTCCAGAATTCAGCACCAGTATCTTTGCCTAAGATAGACAGGGCGATAGTACGATGTAGGGCTTTATCTTCTAGCGAGCCGGCTTCATGTGCTGCATTCAGCTGAGCCCATGTGCGTGGAGATACATAACGTCCATCTTTGCCAAGAGATGATGCGTCTTTGTATGTCCATGTCCCTGATTTGACAAACATTTGAATCGTATTGCAGAAGCTTTTGTTAGTCATATATTCTACAAATGTATTGTGATCATATTCTACGTCAAAAGACACAAAACGATTTCTAAGAGCAGTATCCATTGAATTAACATCATACTCAGCAGATTCCGGATTAATGCATGCGGCAATAATCCATCCATCTGGAAGACTATAATTATGAATTGTCCTATCTGTAAGAAGCTGCATCATTGTATTCATAATTGCAGTAGTTCCACGATTAGGCTCCTCAAGGAGAAGAAGGCCTTCTCCCTCTGTTGGCCAAAAGTCGGGAAGATGATGAACAGTTCGTTGACGACCGTATGGATCGACTTCACTAGAAGGAAAACCAATGATATCAGGGGCTTCCATGTACGCAAGACGAAGATCGATAAAACCAAAAGATGAATTCTTTTTTCGTTTTTGCTCTACCCATTGTTGACAAATTTGAGACTTGCCGATGCCTGCTGCACCTGCAAACAATGGATTAAAAATCTGACCTTTTTTACGAGCTTCATATGTAAGATCAAGGACTTCTACGATTCTGGATGGTTTCATGTCGCCTCCTTATGTTTTAAAATAGAATCGGATGACATAGCTATAAGAATATTGACATTTCCTCCTTCAATAGAAATAGAATCGGATTTACTTTTTTAGTATAACTTAATTTAATTTGCTGCAAATCAACGTAAGCAAACACGGGGATCCTTGTGATGAAAAAAGTTATTAGTCTATTTAGTACGTTTATTAGTTTAGCTTTTCCGCTTGTTTCAAGTGCTTCCTCGCCACAAGAGGTTCTTGTTCTCGATAAAGATAATCATATTCTTTTAAATGGAGAAATAAATTCAAAAATGTCAAGTGAGTTTATTTCTCAAATGTTGAAAACAAAATCTGACAATTTAGTTGTGTACATAAATTCTCCCGGTGGCTCTGTTATCTCTGGTATGAAAATTGTTCAAACTGCAAAAGATATTAAAGCAAATAATAGTAATTTAAAAATAACATGCTATGTTGACTTTGCGGCATCAATGGCTTTTGTAATAACACAAACAATATGCGATGAGAGAATAGTTGGTGAAACCTCTGTTCTAATGCAGCATCAAGCAACTTTTGGAGTACAAGGAAGAACCGGTGAAATAGCTGCAAGAACTGGTATGGTTCTTTCTATTTTAGATGTTATGGACTCTGCTCAGGCAAAAAGATTGAAAATCACAAAAGATGAACTTCGTAAAAAATCAAAAGACGAATGGTGGCTAGTTGGTAAAAATGCAGTAAAAAACAACGCAGCAGATAAAAAAGGCTCTGTTGTTTGCACTGCGGAATTGGTTGATTTAATTAAAAAAGAAACTCTAATAATATTGGGAGCAAAAATAGAATTATCATGGTCTAGTTGTCCGTTGGTTGAATATCCAGTTAAAATTGAAGTAAATAGAAAAGATATTTCACCAGAAGAAAAAACTAAAATAGAAAACAAAATCTATGAATCTATAGAAAATAGAAAAAAGATATTTACAACAAGTCCTTAATTCATAATGGCATCGGACGGACGATCTGGATCTCCGTCCATCATTAACTTTTCTACTAGCATAGAAGCCATTACTGATTTTGTTTTGTATCTTTTAGATACATTTATGTTCAATTCTGCATTGTTATTTGACAGTGATTCATATATTTTTTGTGCAAAATTGGTTATTTCTATCAAGCTTGCTAATTCTTCCGTCGTAAAATAAATCTCTACAAACCCTCCAGATTCAGAGGCGAATAGAGTTGGACGTTTAACCTTACCTGATAATTCATCCATCTATTTTGATTCCTCTTTTTCGAAGTTTTTCTAGCAAATCATGAGGAAGATTAGAATTATCAACCTTGATAGGTTTTTTCTCTCTTTTTTCCAAAGTAGAAAAATATAATTCACCTTCCGACAGATCCATTATACATCCTACCATGTTTACTAACACTTCTTGCCTGTTCTTTTTAGGTTCTATATATTCCAAGGTTTGTTTCTTGCCACCTCTAGCTAAAAACTGCTCAATCGTTTCTGCTTCTACAACCTGCTTGTCCATATATTCTCCTCGCATAGGTATAACAATGATGTTGAGATTTAACAGAGGTCGCCATGTCTGATAAAAATAAACTTGATGAACTTGTATCTACTGGAATAGATTGGGATAAGCGTAGAATCTATTTTGGAAGTATAGATTCGGGAGAGGATGGTGGTGAATTTTCTTGGCATACTGTAGAAAGAGCTATCAGAGCTATTCATAAAATGAGTGAAATAAATATAAATCCGATTGAAATTCACATGAATTCCGAAGGCGGCAATCCATATGACATGCTTAGACTCGTTGATGAGATTGAAGCAGCGCCTGTTCAAATAAAATTCATAGGCGGAGGTATGATTGCTAGTTGTGCAACATGGGTTATGGCCGTATGTGATCATAGGTATCTCCATAAAAACACAACTGTATTGGTTCATGATGGGAATGACGGAATATCTGGAACACATACAGATGGTCAAATTCAAGCACAGCATTTGAAAAAAATGCAGGATAGACTTTATGATATTTATGAATCAAATTCAAGAATGCCAAAGTCTTTTTGGCAAGATTTATGCCAAAGAGATTTATATTTAAAGGCAGAAGAAGCTGTTTTATTAGGTTTGGCTGATGAGATTATAGACTCAAGAAAACGTGGTAATGTAAGAAAATCTAGAACAAAAAGACTAAACGGACAACCAAACGCAAAAGAAATGCAAGATCTCATAAAAGACCTTTATAAAAGAATAGAAAGAAGTCGAGTACCAAAGCTTGCAATGAATGAAAGTAAAGAAGAATTTGATGATTCTTTAACTAATCCTTTTGAGGCTCAAGACAACCAATAGCTTTGTCATTATTATAAATGTAAATAACAGCAGGTAGTTTTCCACAAACCACCTCTGTTTTTATATTTTCATAGTTTTCATCTATAAAATTTTTATCATTTTGACTACAAAATTTATAAAATTCATTAATTATCTGCTCTTTGCATGGCAGCAATGGTAAGTTACAGTATCCTAGGTTTCCATAATTTCCATAATAACCAGTAGTTAAATCTAATACTTTGTATTTATACATTGTGCCAAATTTCATTTTTTGCTCCTTGTTAATAACAGTTTTAAATAACTTAGAACAGGCACTAAGGATTTGGCTTGGTCTTTATATTTTGAAGAGCCCATGCTAGACAAACTGTTGATGTCTTTTTCAAGACGATCAATGGCGGCTTCTAAATCTAAGCAATTAGGAACATCGGATTTATCTATTAAAATATATTCTCCAAGACTTTTGTTTTCAGGTTTTTGATTCATATTCTCTGATACCAGATGGGGTTATTATTGTTATCTTACATCTTTCTACGGGGAGTATTGTCCATTCGTATTCAAGTAAATCTATTTTTCCATCTTTAGATGCTTTTTCTAAAGCGAGAAGTAGCTCTTCCTCTTTTTCTCTATTTGAACAGATTTGATTAAATGTAGAATCGGAAAAAACTCCAGAAATTTTTAATTCATTCGCTATATGAGCAACAGATACTGAATATTTTGTTATATTTTTAATTACTTGTAATTTTCTTAGACTCTTCTTCGAAGGTACGTTTTCCGTGTGTTCCATAGTCAACCTCTAAACAATAGTTTATACCAGAAAAAGAAGACATGAACCTGATGGCCCATTCTAACGCCTCGTGTTCTTCGTCGAATCTTAACTCGGAAAGGCTGAAGCCTTTATCGGAGACGATAGCCCATGTATTTAGGTCCTTTGTCCTTTTTAGGACTATTCGTCTCATTATGTTTTCCTTACAAGTCGTCTTTGTGACGAAAACCTTCAAAAATTGGAAAACGTGGTCTGTCCAATGCGCCGCATGGTTGATGTCTGTACTTAATTATAGTACCAAGTAAGGTGTCTTTAGCATTCCAAAAATCAATTCTTTGCCGCTCGGTCAGCCCTGTTGATACTGCAAATTCTATTTTTGTATTAATATCTCTTACCAAAAAGGCGCCAAGCATGCCAGATGAAACCATACCATCTAGCGAGGTTGATCTTTTTGTTTTTCCAAAAGCATCCACTTCGATCGGATTTGTATTGTGCATCATTTCTTCTGTTCCAATTATCTCTGCTTCCGAATCAGTAAATCTTTTTACTTTTAAAAGCAATCCTTCTTTAAAAGAAGATCTACCAAATTTATAATGACCCTTTGGATCTCTCAACATCAAACCTTCAAAACCTAATTTAAAGCATTCTTCTTCATAGGCAGAGAGTTCTTCGTGACATCTTATTATTTTTTGCTCTACTGCTTTTAATGAAGGATGTATTTTTGAAATATCATTTAATGAACTGATTCTTTTTGCAAAAGGATCAAGTGGATTTGATATACAATCAAAAACATAATAAGTAAAATCAGGTTTTCCATCTCTACTCATTATGGCAGAAGATGATTCATTAAAAGAAAAACCAGATACAAGCTCGCCATCTAATGCAAAATCAATTGATAATTTTTCAAGCGTTTCTCTAATGTGTCGATTTGGTATTGGTTTAAATGTTCTAGAAACTAAAGAATTTGATTGTAAAATAGCTCGTATTCCATCTAATTTTGGACTTGCTATTAACGGATATTTTAATTTAACAAAATCTTCAACAGCAGAGGCAAGCATTGGACGAGTAATTATCATAAAAGCCTCCGTTTTATGGACAGTCATTAACCCTTTTTGATATTTTTTCAAGAATCTTAAAATCACCGGCTCCAGTTGATAGTTCCGTATCCCATTTGTTTTCTAAATACCATCTATAATAATATCTATTATTTGCTATTTTTTCAATTCTTACTCTATGACGAGACTTTGTCTCGCCATTGGGCAAATCAACAATCATTAAACAATCTCCAACATTGTATTTATGATTATTGTTAGACGGTGAATTTTTATCAAAATAAACACTAGTTGTCTTGCAACCAGTTAATAGCAAAAACACAAATAAAAAATGCATGTTTTATTTATTTTCCATTAAGTTTTCTTCTATTGTTTTTGAAAAATCATTAAATAACACAATTTGTCTAGCGTTTTCTATTGCGTTAGAAAGCAATTCTTCTTGAAAGACTGGTTCTTCTTTAATATCATAAATAGCACGACACAATGCTACTCTAAAATTATTTTGTGAAATTAAAACTTGATCTTGATTTGCTTTTTTATTTTCAGCATCATCTAACATCTGTGAATAATCATCACATGCTTTTTTAAGATACGGAGGAACTGTTATATTCCATGTTTTGAAAAAATCAAAAACAACAAAAACATCATCTGAGTCTGTCAAAACTTCTGCCAATGGCTCGCGTTGAAATTTATTATCATCGTCGTCATAACTAGTGCTCATAACAAATCTCCATTGTTGTTAATGATCATAGATTCGGATATTGCTTAAGAATGACAAGCAACGCATTCTTCGTTGCCCCTTGAAGAGATATCGGCTCTTAATACAGAACTAGAGCGAACATAATATAGTCCATTTAAACCTTTTTCATATGCCCTCATGTGAACATCGTGAAAATATTGAGGATCGACGTCTGCTGGGAAAAATAAATTCAAACTCTGACCTTGGCATATATATTTTTGTCTATCACCAGCAAGATCTATCAATGTGCGTTGATCTATTTCAAATGCTGTTTTAAATACATTTTTTTCATGGTCATTAAGAAAATTTAAATTTCTAACAGACCCACCGTCTTCTATTATACTTTTCCATGTTGTATCGTTGTCTTGAGATTTTGATGCAAGAAGAGATTTTAATTGTGGATTAAATTCAATAAATGTCCCTTTAGATGTTTTCTTTACATATGCATTGGCATTTATAGGTTCTATTCCTGCAGATACATTTCCAGATATTATTGAATTAGATGCGGTTGGTGCAACAGCTAATAAGTGAGTATTCCTCATACCTGTGTTTTTGCACCATTCAGGTTCTCCATAAACTTTTGCCATATCTTTGCTGGCTCTTAATGCTTCTTGTTTTAACCTTTTAAATATTGCTTTATTTAAAATAGAAGCTCTAAATTCATCTATTGCTGTCATTTCTAATTGCAAAAGAGTATGCCAGCCAAGAACTCCTAATCCAAGTGCTCTTCCTTTTGTAGCATGTCTGACCGCAGCCTCGAATCCAGGTCTATTTTTAGCTTTTTCTATAAATTCATTCATTGCACCTTCAAGAAGCCAAGTAGAAAGATAAACCGCATCGGTGTCTTTCCATTCATTCCATTTTGCAAGATTCATTGAACTTAAACAGCATACAAAAGTATGATCTGGATCTGTGTGTAAATATATCTCATTGCATATATTAGATGTATGTACTTGCAAATTATTTTTTACATATGCTTCTGGTCTGTTTCTGTTAACGTTATCAGTCATAAACCAATAAGGCTCACCTGTTTCTAGTCTTGTTTTGTACATTTCAAGACAAAAGTCTCTGGTTTTTTCATCGCCAGATTTTAGTTTTTCAAAAAAAGAATCATCAAGACAAACGCCATGGTGAAGATTTAGACATTGTCTGTTTACATCTCCCTCTGGTCTTCTCATTCTCATAAAGGAACTAATGTCGCCATGATTCCATGGAATATATACTGCAGCAGCTCCTCTTCTCATATTGCCTTGAGACACGCCGATTATTGTTGAATCATATACTTTTGCAAACGGAATAAGACCTTCTGTTGTTCCGCCAGTAGCTATTTTAGCTCCTGCAGGTCTTATGTCGCCCATGTAGACGCCGACACCTCCACCGTATTTTGATAACATTGCTAATTCATGATTTTTTGTAAATATATTATCAGTTGAATCTCCAACATGTATTGAATAACAACTTATAGGAAGACCTCTTTCTGTTCCCATGTTTGAAAAACACGGAGTAGATAAACAAAGCCATCCATTCCACATTATGTTAAAAAACTTATTTGCAAAGTCGGGTCTGTCTAATCTATTTGCGGCTGACACTGCTACACGTAGCCACGCAGACTTTGGGGTTTCATTATCTAACAAATAACCACCGCGCAAGGTTTGAAAGCCAGGTTCTGTCAACCACTGCGGAGCTTCGCCCGCTGCCTTCAACTCTTCTAATTTCATACGTAGGTCCTCTTGTCAAAATTTACAATATCCCATGATATGTGGCCTTTAGAGTAGGCAGTTGGTTTTACTGCAAAAAAATCAGCATGCTCACCACCGCTGACCATAATATCGAACCAATTTGTTATGCGATTAACAGATTGCATATCGATATTTTTCCAGTTTCTTTTAAGACCAAGATCTTCTAATTTAGTATTTGCCCTAAATCGTATATATGTCTTAAGATCTTTAGAAGACAATCCCTCAATCTCTCCATCTGAGAAAACAGAATCTATGTAGTCGTCTTCAAGATCAACTGTTTCTCTTGCCGAATTTATTATTCTTTGTCTAAGCTCTTCTGTCATTAATTCTGGATGCTCTTCTATTAATTTTCTAAACAACCAACATCCAGCTTCTGAATGAAGAGACTCGTCTCTAACAGACCATGCTACTATATTAGCAACACCCTTTAATTTGCCAAATCTAGAAAAAGACATTAATACTGCAAAAGAAGAAAAAAGAGATACGCCTTCTGTAAAAGCAGAAAACACAGCAAGACTTACTGCTTTATCTTCAAGTGTCTCAGAGCAGGTTAACGTTTCTGCAAGTCTGTGTTTCTTTGCTCTCATAGCGGGATCATTAAGAAATGCCTCATACTCAGATAGAGGAAGACCTAAACTTTGAGATAAATAATCATATGCCCAAATATGCACAGCTTCCATTCCGCCGTTTTGACATGCCATTTGTTGTATCTCGGGATGAGGAAACCACTTTGCAACATACCCAGACCAATATTCTTCTGCATCTATTTCTATAGTTGTAAACAAACGAAGAATTTTTATTACTGCTTTTTTTTCTGTTTCTGTAAGATTTTGATTATAATCTCTTATGTCCGCAGCCATAGAAACCTCTGTGGGGATCCAGTGGGCCATTGCTTGTTTTGTAAAATACTCAAACGCTTCTGGATATCTAAATGGACGATATGCTGCCCTTGGTACCGTTAGCATCATAGGCCTTTCTTTAGAGAAGACAATACTCCTAGAGGCAAAACTCTCATGAGAAATCTTCTTTTTTAGTTTATTGTTTTAATGGGATAAAGATTTAAAGCAGCATTTTTATTAAGATGGGGATTTGTTGAAAACATTTTTCCTCCTTGCTGCCTATGAATCTAATTGTACCTCTTTTATAGGTTAGACTATGTCTTACAAGGTATAAGATGATTAAGATTTACTGGAGAATAAAATGCCATTAATAGCAGCAAAACTAAAGTCAGCAATAAAAACAAGAGTTTACAATGCTCTTGAAAAAGAATTTTCAAGTGATGCAAAAGACAATCCAAAAGCAAAAGAGTATTGGAAAAAATTAGCTTCTGCAATTTCAGAAATGGCAGAAGACATAGTTGATACATTGCAACAAGATGCACAAGTTGCCGCCGGCATACAAGTTGTTGTAAATCCTGGTCAGGTTGTGGCAACGCCAGCTGGTCCTGGTTCTACTTCAACTCCAGGAACAGCCAGCACAACCTCACCAGGTAAGATTATTTAATTCTATAAGAGCGCAAAACTGATTCGTTATTTTTTCTGCGTTCTTCTTGCATTTTCTTTTTCTTTTCTTCAAAAGAAGAATCAATAATGTTTTTTTCACAATCGCAATCAAAAATAGTATTAAATGAAATTTCTTCTTTTGAAGAAACACTTTCAATATCACCAGAGTTCTTCTTCTTGAATTCCAGAATCTTCGCTGTCATTTAAATCTTCCTCCATCGAATCCACCGTGTCCTTTAAATCCCATAAACAATTGGACACCTTAACCATATTGGATTTCAACTCCCCATCTGCCGATGGGTTGCTTGCAAAAAAATCGGTCATCATTTCTAACATCTTAGATATAAGATAACTTTCTTTTACTTTTTTCATTTCCATGCTCTGCCAATAAAAGCATTTGTTTGTCTTTGGTTTTCTAGTTCTAGTTCTTGACTTGTTATTTTTTGTATATCATTACATATTTTTTGTTTATTTTCACCATCTAATTTTAAATACATATTTATACAATAATCAATTATCATGCACATATCTGGCGTTAGGACAGTGGATGAAACAACGCCGCAGTCTACAACATGCCAATTGTGGCATATTTTTTTACACAAAACTACTGCGGTTCGTCTATTGATTTTATTTGTTAAACTATATTTAATAACAGTTGTCGATAAGACTTCCACTGAATGTTCGTCATCTGCAATGCAAACTACGTTTGTAAAATGCATATAGATATCCTCCAACAAGGATATATTGGAATCGGAAAACACTTACAATGTTTTAGAACTAAAACCTAAAAACATAAAAAGTCTTTTTAACAAAGAAGGAGGTTCTACTTCAGTTTCGTACATTTTACTTAAATGTTTCAATGAAGCAAGTTCTAATGAAAGACTAGTTTCAACAAACTCAATCGCACGCGTGTGTTCAACTGAGCCATCGAAATTTGATACCAAAAACTGTAATCTTTCTAAAGTTTCTTTTAAACTTGACCTAGAAGAAGAAATTGACTTAAGCAATTCAGATTTGAGAGATACTTTATTTTCCATCGATATGTCCTCCGTTTTTGATTTGTTTTATGTTTTCATTCATAAAATTTGCTTTTGTATAATATGCAATTTGCTTTACTTCACTTTCGCTATAAAAAGAAGGTTGAATCATATGTTTGTTTTTAGACGATTTTTTTGCTTTAGATGCAACATTATCTATATAGACAATTGCGATCCAATAAAGTACCATAAATAAAAATATATACAACACTATATCCATTATTTTTTCCTACATTGAATATGTCCAAGATACAGGCCTTTATTATCTAATAAAGAAGTAATTGTTTTGTTTTTTTGTGAACAGTTAACTATTATCTTTCCAGATTCACAAGCCAAAATAACAATTGGTTTAACTGGTCTAACTTCCACGGTGGGAGAGATACATCTTTCGAGATGAACAGAAACATCTGCAGAATAAGGACTACTCATTGCTATTGTAAAAGTATGAATTAATGTTGTTATCATTTTTGTTTTGAAACCTCATTCATTGAAATAGCAAGACTTTTTGCTCCCGCGGCAGCACCTGCAATGTATCTGGGTATGCCACCTAACCACATTGCAAAAAGTATACTTGAGTCTATGTTAAACAAAACAAATAAAAGAACGGATAAAAGACCATCTATTAATAGATATTTGCCTAAATTATGTAGTATTAAATTTTTCCAAAAACCTATTATTATTTTCTGCAGACCATCTTCATCCATTTAAGAACCTCTGTTTTGAATTGACAACATTTTTTTATTGTTCCAATATTTTGCATTTTTTACTGTTCTAAGAACATCATTTAAATAATTAACAAAAACTTTATTATTATTATCTTTTGCAATAGAAACAATAGCTGATATTGATTCTTTATCTCTAAAAGATTTGACAATAAATTTATCATTTATCAATCTAACTTTTAGATTTTCTTTTTGGATCTTTTCAATTTGTTTATTTGACAATTCAAACATTTTGTTATTTTTCATAGAAATATCCAAATAACAAATTTTTGTCATTACATTTCTCCCCAAAGAGATATTACATTATTTTTAGAAACACATTGTCCATCTTTCATTTTTAATACAGCTGGACCGATTATCGTAATTGGAGCAAGCATAAATAAAACATCATTTACATGAGAGTGTACAGCTATCCAAATTGGAGTAGAGTTTTCTACTTTATAAGTAAACAAGTTAATTGGATTCTTTACATCAATAAAGACACATTTATTATCCAACATCCTGAGATCTAAGATGTTGCTTACCAATGAATCATACATAGGCGCACATGATTTGCACATCAAGTACATTGAATTATTAGTAACATCATGACACAATGTTGCTATTTCTAGCACGCATTCAAACGCGTCCATATAAAGCATCTCTGCTTCTACAGAGGCAATTTGTTCAGTGTTTTTACACACACTTAACAACTCGCCATAGGTTATTGTATCGTTTACAGATATCACCGTGTGCATTTCGTATTCGTTACTGGATTTATCAATTGCATTTTCGAGCATGTAGTTGTTTCCCTAAGTAGTGTTAATCTTGCATAATTAATATAAGAACAATCTAAAGTAATTGTATTGCACTCATACACAGAGTTTACGCTTTCATCTATTAAAATTAGATGATTTCCACATACTTGTTTTATATAGCATAAGCTTAGAAACGAGATGGTTAAATAAATATTTATGTTTTTCATTGTTTCTCCATGTATTTTACAAATTATTTTTTCTGACTTAAATCTTTAAAAGTATCTTCATGAGTTAGAATTAAATCTAAATCATGTTTTTCATTTGGTAATCTTTTAATATCAAAAAGTTTTTTAACTAAAATTTTCCAATAACTACCGTAATCTTCTTCTTCCATCATGTATGGATTCATAAGATCTAAAGAATTTACTGTAGTATGATCTTGACCAAGTAGACAATGACCAAGTTCATGAAACACCAAACCTTTCATAGAAAGAGAATCCACATCCGCAAAGCCCTTTAAAATCTGAACTGTTCTAGGAACAGACAGAGTTATTCCATAAAAACATCTTCCAACTACATTTGGGCTATCATTGAAGGCATCGACATATTCAACTTTATTTAAAGCAAGAAGCCTTTTTTCACATTGAATAGTAAACTCACCGCCAACTAAAGAACACATTGAAACGAATTCAACTACGTGTGAATATAATTCTTTATCAACTTTTACATTAGTAAATAAATGATTAATCATTCTTTGTTGAGTGTTTTCTTTATCATATTTTGTTGAAGGCGGAGGTGATACTGTTTTTTCATCATCCAATGATCCACATGCTGTTAAAAACAAACTTAGAATTATAATTGTTTTTATTTTCACAAATTAAATCTCCAATAGCTTTTTTTCTAAAACATTATTAATTGCCTGATCAACGTGACATGGGGCAAAGGTTTTGATTTTATTCTTTTTGTCTTTATCTCTCATTGTTATAGAAACAGCATATATGGTGTTTTTCCATTCATCAGTGTCTTTCCACCAATTTCTGTAAAAAACATAATTTATTTGCACCGAATTGCCATTGCCAGTCAGTATTAGTTTTTTAGTAAATGTTCTTTGTTCATACTTTTTTTCTTTCAAATCTGATTTAAAATAAGATACTTTTGCTAATAATTCGTTTAACAAATCTGACTCTTTGACTTTTAAAAGTAATGAAATATATTTTACTTCTAAACTGTTTATTTTTATATGACATCTGTGATGTAGTTTCATTTTACAACCTCTTTTTCAATTAGAATCGAAAAGACTATATTAATTCTATTTGTTTAAGAAGTTTTTTAAGACTTTCAATTGCAGATTCTGGTGATCTTGCAGATATTTGAAAATTTGTTAATGTTTTTTTATAAGCTGTATAATTAGCACTACATGTTGCAGACGCTATCCACTCATTTGTATCTTCATCAAAGAAAATACTAATACTTATGTCTTCTTTACTTATTCGCACTTTATCTCCATAGCGTAACCATTTTCAGTAGTATATGCAAATTTTATTATTCCAAATTTAGACGCAAGATTCTGACAACCGCTGCATGGATATGCTATTGCTGGTCGTCCGTCTTTTGATTTTCTATATGTAACCATTATTAATTTTCTTCTATCAGATTCAGATAAATTAAGAAGAAAATTTCTAGCTTTTGCAATTGCATTTGCTTCAGCGTGCACGGTCACTGGCCTTCCATATATATCATGATTGCACAGTGGGTGAGTTTTTGTTATATTGTTACAGCCAGTAGATACAAGATGATTTTTAAAAAATAAAGCAGCACCAATTTTATATTGATCGTGTTCAGCTCTTTCGCTGGCATCGATTGCTGGTTTAAACACTCTTGGCAACAAGTTTTCCATATCTCCTCCACTCACGCCAAAGCATACTCTTAGTGCCTGATAGTTGGCTTAGCCTACCATCATAAAGATGGTAGGCCCGGGTGGAATTGAACCACCTACCAACTGCTTATAAGGCAGCTGCTCTGACCGGTGAGCTACGGGCCTATTTATCTTTTACTCATTGAAGTAATCAATAAGTAATTCATTAAGCATAAATATCTTCAGGTTCTTGAAACCAAAAATCTTCTTCTACTGCTTTATAATATTCGTTGTACATATCTTCAAGACAATCATGATCTTCTGCATAAACCACATTGCCTGCATTGTATAGTTCTTCGATGCCATCTGTTCTTAAGACTTCATTTCTAATCTCATCCAAAAATCTTGCACTTGCCTGGTCAATGTGTCCGCTTGTTACATAATCTTGAAATTTATTTTCTGGATTATAAGGAACACACAATGTTCTTGTTGCATAGCTCATTAATTCATAAGCAATACTTCTTTTCATATATCCTCCTTCTTATGAAGAAAAATAGAATCGGATTTTACTAATGAGCTAATAATGAATTATTTATTTACTGGATTTTTTATAGCAATTTTTTTGTTACCAATTTTAACAACTACTACGTTGATTTTGCCTTCTTTTTTAGAATCTTGGACAATGCCTTTTCTAAATTGCTGACGTGCCATTTTGTATCCTTAATAAGTTAAATTTAATAATTTACCAATCATAACTAAAACAGGATGCTCTGCTTGCATGCAGACTGGGACTAAAAAACCAGGAATCCCAGGAAAGTCATCTATACATTTCTCTGCAGCATGTAGTAAAAATTGATAACCCACATACGCCATGAGTTTTGTAAAAACAATTCCAGATAAAAAGCATAATACATATTTTTTCAAAGGTCTCATTAAGATCTCCATATATCTAATTCAAATAAATTATACTTTCTATATCTATGTGTTTTGGGTAGTCTTTCATGGTAGAATTAACTTTTTAAATTACCACGTTTAAGACGATGGCGAATTAGATTATATAGAAATCTACTTATTTCAACTGCAAAACCGATAAAGATCATGTATAAACAAACTTTTAACAGTAAAAAAGATATTCCCACAAAGTTTATAATATAAACAAAAACTTCCATAAATACCCTTAATATATGGTAAAAAAATAAACTATTACCAATATGAGTCCTATTAAAAACAACTCGTCCATATTTATCTCTTATAAGAATCGGAAATATATTAAACCATTTGCTATGATATATTTATTATACATACATTGAGGCAAATATGGCATATTTATCTAATAAATTAAAAAGAAGAATAGTTATTGCCGTTACCAGTGAGAAATATGGTAAAGAATTGATAGATGCCATAGAGGGCGTGTCAAGTAGCAGTGTCGGTCCACAAGGTCCGCAGGGCGAACAAGGTCCAATTGGGCCGCAAGGGATTCAGGGAATTCAAGGTCTCACTGGCCTACAGGGTGTCCAGGGCCCCAAGGGAGATCAGGGCGTTCAAGGACCACAAGGTTTACAAGGAGAGACTGGTGCAGCATTAACTGTTATGGGATCATATAACACTTTACAAGATTTTTTAAGTGGGGCTGGTAGTTTAGCTGGGGACCCTGGTGAAGCTTGGATAATATCATCAGATGGTTCTTTATATGTTTGGAATGTTTATACTTATTCGTGGACAAATGCAGGATCGATTCAAGGACCTCAAGGCCCACAGGGTCTGCAGGGGATTCAGGGACCAAGTGGAGCACAAGGCGCACAAGGTGAAGTTGGCCCACAAGGTCTTCAAGGTGAACAAGGCGTCCAAGGTCTCAAGGGCGATAAAGGCGATCAAGGCGACGTTGGTTCAACTGGTCCTCAAGGAACTCAAGGTCCTCAAGGTCCTCAAGGGCCTCAGGGAATTCAAGGTATTCAAGGTATTCAAGGTGCCACTGGTCTTCAAGGTGCCAAGGGTGACAAGGGCGACCAAGGAGAAGTAGGTCCTCAAGGTCCTCAAGGTCCTCAAGGTATTCAAGGCGCTACTGGTCTTCAAGGTGCCAAAGGCGATAAGGGTGATCAAGGTAACGTTGGCTCAGCAGGAGACAGGTACCACACCACTTCGTCGTCGTCGTTTACTATTCAAAACAGTGGTCAGTTTACAGTAACTACAGATGATTTAGATTTAGACTATTCTATAGCTCAAACTGTGATTTTGGCCTATGATGCCAATAATCACCAACATGCTTCTGTCGTTAGTTACAACCCGTCGACTGGCGAGTTGGCACTAGACAGAACAGATTCTAGTGGCGCTGGTACTTATAGTAGTTGGAGTATTAATTTAAGTGGAGCTGTCGGTATCAAGGGCGATAAGGGCGACCAAGGAGAAGTAGGTCCTCAAGGTCCTCAAGGTCCCCAAGGCCCTCAAGGTGTTCAAGGTGCCACTGGTCTTCAAGGCGCCAAGGGCGATAAGGGCGACCAAGGAGAAGTAGGTCCTCAAGGTCCTCAAGGCCCTCAAGGTACCCAGGGCGCCAAGGGCGACCAGGGCGACACAGGTCCTCAAGGTGCTCAAGGCGACACAGGCCCTCAAGGCCCTCAAGGCCCTCAAGGTGTTCAAGGTGCCACTGGTCTTCAAGGCACCAAGGGTGATAAGGGCGATCAGGGCGACACAGGTCCTCAGGGCGATCAGGGTGACACAGGTCCTCAAGGCCCTCAAGGTGTCCAGGGTGCTCAAGGTGTCCAGGGTGCTCAAGGTGTCCAGGGTGCCAAGGGCGACCAGGGTGATAAGGGAGATCAGGGAGACACAGGTCCTCAAGGTCCTCAAGGCCCTCAAGGCCCTCAAGGTGTCCAGGGTGCTCAAGGTGCCACTGGTCTTCAAGGTACCAAGGGTGATAAGGGCGATCAAGGAGAAGTAGGCCCTCAAGGCCCTCAGGGTCCTCAAGGTACTAAGGGAGATCAGGGCGACACAGGTCCTCAAGGTGCTCAAGGCGACACAGGCCCTCAAGGTACCCAGGGTGCCCAGGGCGATAAGGGCGACCAAGGAGAAGTAGGTCCTCAAGGTCCTCAAGGTCCTCAAGGTCCTCAAGGCCTTCAAGGCCCTCAAGGTACCCAAGGTGCCCAGGGTGCCAAGGGCGACCAAGGAGAAGTAGGTCCTCAAGGTCCTCAAGGTCCTCAAGGTACTAAGGGAGATCAGGGCGACACAGGTCCTCAAGGTGCTCAAGGCGACACAGGCCCTCAAGGCCCTCAAGGTACCCAGGGTGCCCAGGGCGATAAGGGCGACCAAGGAGAAGTAGGTCCTCAAGGTCCTCAAGGTCCTCAAGGTCCTCAAGGTCCTCAAGGTCCTCAAGGTCCTCAAGGTCCTCAAGGCCCTCAAGGTGCCCAGGGTGCCAAGGGCGACCAAGGAGAAGTAGGTCCTCAAGGTCCTCAAGGTACCCAGGGTGCCACTGGTGATGCTGGCCCGCAAGGTCCGCAAGGTGTTACTGGTGCGCGAGCATACACTGTT